GCGAACTGGGTGAGGGTTTCTTTGACGCCACCTGTGACCAGGCCTCGCGGCTGATGTATCTTCCAGCAGCACCTGATGGCGGTGATACTTTCTGGCGTGGGGTGATGCGCGGAGACTGGCTAGATGCGGACCTGATTCTAGACCTGGCCGGTGGACCCGATGTCGAGGTCGTGCGGGAGTATGAGGATCTTGGTTTCGATCAACTCCTGTGCCAGATGGTTGCGATGCCTTGGTGGCCTCAGTTGCGCGGACTGTGCAACAAGGTAGGGAACTGTGAGGAAGGCAACCGAGACAGTCTACTGCTCTGGGCACTCAAGGCAGCCAAGGACGCGGACATGGATCTAGATTTTGCAGGCAAAGCTCTCGCCCTTGCAGGCATGGCCTCTGGCTTAGAAGAAGATGTCTGCCAGGAGAAGGTAGCGAGGATTCTGGGGTGAGTAACGATGAGGATGGGGACTCTGTGGCTGGCGTGGAGTATGACTTCGACCAAGAGATGGTCAAGTCAGGAATCCTAGATGGGCGCATACATTCGCACCCTGATAATCCCGCGGCTGTGGCTGAGGAGATCATCAGTGACTGGGACGGCAAACGCGTGTCCTGGCGGGGTGACTTCTACCGATACACTGGCACGCGCTGGGAGCTAGAGAACAACGAGGACGTGCTGCGCGAGGTGAACAACGGCCTGCGCGCGTCCCTGTACCACAAGATCGGGCAGGACGGTCAGCCTAGGTTGGTCGCCTGGTCGCCCAACATCGGCAGGTTGAAAAACGTCGAGATGCAGTTACACCTTCAGGCCGGGCGACCGTATCGCTCGGAACCTTCCACCGGTGGCGACTATGTCTTCTTAGACAATGGCAGGTTCAACCTGGTGACTGGGCGACTGGAGCCACACGACCCCAAGATCTTCAACCTACACGCGTCGCCGTTTGCCTATGACCCTGATGCCAAGTGCCCGGTGTGGGACAAGTTCATACAGGAAACGTTCGGTGGCGACCAGGTGAGGATCGGTACCCACTACCGATGGATGGCCTATGAGTTGAGTGGGTCCACCGCCCTGCAGAAGGCGTACATGCTCCTGGGCGAGAAGAGATCAGGCAAGGGCACGCTGGCCCATGTGTCCAACGCACTCATTGGCGAGGAGCAGGTCACCGCGATGACCCTGCGCCAGTTCGGCAATCAGTTCGGTATGCAGTCCCTGATCGGGAAAAGTGTCTGTAGGCTGAACGATGTGCGCGACGGCGGCACCGCGAATGGTGCTGCGGTGGAGTACCTGCTGAACATCGTCGGCGGCGACCCCGTGCAGATCGACCGCAAGAACAAGGACCCGTGGGTGGGCCAACTGGGCGTGAGGTTCTTTCTGGCCAGTAACGAGGAAGTACGCCTGCCTGATGCCTCCGGGGCCATCATGTCGCGGTTCTATGTGAACCGCACCTCCGGGTCGCACTACGGCTCTGAGGACTTGAGCTTACTAGACAAGATACTGAAGAACGAGATGCCTGGGGTCTTGAACAGAGTCCTGGACTACGTCGATGTTCTGTGGGAGAAGTGGCCCGTATCTGCATACGTCGAGGACACGATTCGGTCCATGGAGCAAGCATCGCAGCCACTGCGGGCCTGGATAGAGGATATGGACCTCAAGACCGGGGAGAATTACGTCATCCCGGTGGCAGAGGCATACTCGTCTTACCGTGGGTGGGCCTCTGAGAATGGGTACAAGCCCATGAACGCCGCAACATACGGTCGGAGCCTGCGTGCCTTACTACCGGCCTTGACTATTCAGCGCCCGAAGGTAAAAGGTGAGCAAGTTCGTGTGTATCGAGGGCTGGGCTATGAAATGTGAGTGAGGACCGAGTCAAGCAGGGTTGGGTGCCGAGGTAGGCAGAAAGTCAAGCAAGATTAGGAATTTTTACGCTCTAGAGTCAAGCAAAGTCAAGGGAGTCAAGCAGTTTTAGGGTTTGGGTCCTTGGAGGCTATTTGAAGGTGAAAAGAGGTAGTTTCATATGCGTTTGCTCTGTCAGCAACCCCCATATAAGCGGGGTATTGGGTTTTGCGCGACTCCCTTGACTTTGCTTGACTCGGTTCGTGCGGTATGATTGGGCAAGTTCGCATGTTGGTTCCAGTTGCGTTCCAGTTGCGTTCAAAGATTGAGCTCGCAAACGGCATGGGGAGCCGACTCAGTAAATCCACGATCAGAATCACTCATTTTGACGTCAAATCTTCCAATCCTTATTCACATTCACCGTCGCCGATGCTCAAGCCCTATCGCCGATGCTCGTTGGTCAGTTCTTAGGAGAAAATCGTGTCCATCGACACAGACTTGATCGAGTTGGGACTTACACGCACGTGCCATCATGGCCGTCCAGTCCTTGAAAAGACCGGCGAGATGTACACGGTCTACTGTCGCAAGCCTGTAATCAACTTCGGTGACCTGTGCCCGAAGCATTCAGGTGACGAAGACATCGCCCGGCAGGACCGCCTGGCCAAGAAGCGCGTTGCCATCATGCAGCGCGAGGTTCTCGAGAACGAAGTTCTACCCAAGGCGACGGCCCGCATCATGGCAATCCTGGCCGACGAGGACAGCAAAGACTCTGACGTCATCAAGATCTGGACGTCTGTGATGGACCGCGTGGGCCTGGGCAGTGTTCAGGGCCTGGTCTTGGAAGGCGACCTGAAGATTGATGCGCCGCTCGACATCTTGCGTAGAATGCTCACGCCCCCGCCGAGCGATTTCAGGGAAGTGCTCGAGGCTGAGGTCGTCGAGGTACACGAGATCGAGGGTGCTCGCTGAACCCCTCGCGGGAACATGCCCGGATCCATACCCTGGACCCCGGCTCTTGCCCCTTCCCTGACCCTCGAATGCTTGCTGCAAGCAACCTTCGTGTCACTGAATGCGTGCGCCATGCAATCAGTTCCGGCGTCGTAGACGCGAAGGTTGCTTTCAGCAAGCAACTCAGGGTTCGCGGATCAGCAGGGCCACGGTGAAGCCAAGCACCAGGTTGAGCATGATGCTTGCAATGAACACGTACTCGATCAGGCTCATGGCGTGAGCCCTGCCCGCCTGGCCAGTGCCCCGACCAGGCTGTACGTGCTGAAGAACCCGATGAGCGTGGCGTGTTGTACGAACCATCCAAGGGTGATGGCGATGTGGTTGAACATGGTGACCTCCAGTGTGGTTGGGCATGCGGGGCTGGAGTCGCTGCTAGACTCTGTGAGAAGCCTGTAGACGGCACCTTGCTGCGCATACCTACATGGTGCCGCACATGGACCCCTAGGACCAGCACCGGGCCACCAGAGCCTTCTAACAGCGATGCCCCTAGAACTCGCTGTACGCCCGTCTGCGGCCCCGCCAGCCCACCTGGGTACCTACCCGCCCGCTACGCCTGGCAGGGGCTTAGAACGCCGCCAGAGCCCTCCGGACGGGCACGCGAAAGCACCCCCTGCCAACACCAGGCAGGGGGTGCTTCGGCTTGGGTCAGGGCTTCAGCAGCCTCATGGCGTCGGTCACCAGTTGGGCTGCCGCGTACAGGTATGCCTTCGCCTGGTGTTCGGTCACCGCGCTCTTGCTGGTCACCTCATCGGCCACGTCCATCAGTTCCATCAGCGTGGCGCGCATGCGCTGCTCGGTGTCAGTTGTGTCAATGCCCATGGTGGGCCTCCTTCGTGGTTGGTGAGTGAAGTGAACCATGATGCGAACGGGTTGGCAAGCACAAAGTTCAGCAGGGCCACCCCGAAAGGTGACCCTGCTGGTGAGTGAGGCTAGATGAGGTCGGCGGCTTGGGCCTTGCCCTTGCCAGTGGGTGCGGGCTTGGTGACGGCGAGCGGGCCGCGCGGCTTGCCCGCCTGGGGCAGGGCCTGGACCTTGGCGAGGGTCTTGGTGACCTCGTCACCCTTGCCGTTGAACTCGAGGTTCCACCACGCCGAGGTGGTGATGCCCAGAGCAGCCGCCACCTGCACTCGACCGTAGCCCTTGAGCTCGCGAGCAGCCCGCAGGCCGTTGGCGTACATGAGCTCCTTGTCGGCGGCCGACTGCTCTGGCGTCTTCTTGGCCGGAGCCTTGGGCTCGGGGGCGGAAGCAGCCTTCGCGGCGGTGGTGGCCTTGCGGGTACGCGTGTTCGTGGTCATGGTATTGCCTTCCTGTGGTTGGTGCCCCCTGGTGGGGCAAGGAGAACTCTACTCCGTTAGAAGGGTTGCGCAAGGGGTTGGCGTCAACTATTTTTACGTGTTCCAAGCAAGTATCTTTCCGGGTTGGTGACAGCGGGGGCGGAAGGTACTGCCACGAACGCTGACTGAGCTCGGTCGCCGACGACTGGCGAAGCGAGTTCACACCACACCATTTCCAGAGCAAAACCTTCTCTTCCAATAAACTGAAGACCGGTTGTAGGTGTCCCTGTTCTCGCCTCTTTGAAGATCTAGAGCGCGTACTATCTTTCTAGCCTTCTACCTTTTACCCTACGGGCATGGCAATGTCCCTTCTACAGCAGCTCCGCCGTCTCCCACCGGCTGAACAAGACGCGATGCTCGAGGCATGGGCTACTCGCGCCGGTCTATCCATGGACCAACTCGCAGCGGCCCTCATTGACGACTGGAACTTCATCGGACGGCCGGAGCAGCACGCGCCCAAGGGTGACTGGAAGCTCTGGCTGCTCATGACTGGGCGGCGGTGGGGGAAGACTCGTACTGCGGCGGAGTGGATCCATGACCGAGTGAACAAGCTTCCACGCAGCGCGGGGTCGACTGGTGGACTGCTTCAGCGCACCGCGGCCGATCTGCGGGACATCATGATCGAGGGTCCCAGTGGCCTTCTCGCCACGGCTAAGAAGCACGCGCCCGTGACCTATGAGCCATCGAAGCGGCAGGTGACATTCCACAACGGCTACGTGATGAAGGCTTACACGGCTGAGGAGCCGGATGCGCTGCGCGGGCCTACTCTCTCCACTCTATGGGCTGATGAGTTCGCCTCACTCAAGACCGTGACGGGCATCGACGGGCTGACGGCCTTCGACAACGCACTCTTCGCACTGTCTGCCCCGGTGCCAGGCGATCGCCCCCGAGGTATCATCACCACCACCCCGCGCCGGGTCAAGAGTGTTCGCAAGGTACTGGCCGACGCGAAGACCAACCCCCGTGACTACGTGGTCACTCACGGCTCCCTCATGGACAACATCGACAATCTGGACGCGACCACGGTCCGGGAACTGGTGACCAAGTTCGGGGGGACGGCCCTCGGTGCCCAGGAGCTGGAAGGGCAGCTCATCAATGACGTGGAGGGTGCAGCCTTCAAGTCGTCCATGTTCAACGACACCCGCATCGAGTCCCTGGATGACTGCCCGGAGTTCGGTAAGATCGTGGTGGCCGTCGATCCATCAGGCGGTGACGGAACAGGGGACGAGTGTGGCATCAGCGTCGTGGCCCTCAGCGCCGGTACGATCCCCACCCGGATGGTGTGGAAGGGCATTCATGTGGTCCGGGATCTGCGCCACGTCTACGTTCTAGAAGACGCCAGCCTCAGCGGTGCGCCGGAGGTGTGGGCGCAACGGGTGTCACAGGTCGCTGAGTTCTACAACACCACGATCGTTGTGGCTGAGGGCAATCAAGGCCACCAGATGGTGAAGACTGTCATTCGCTCGTACAACCCCTCGCTCAGGGTCAAGATCGTCAACGCGCGAGTGGGAAAAGACGCCAGGTCGGAGCCGGTGGCGGCGCTTTTCGCGCAGAAGCGGGCGCATCTCGTAGGGGAGCAGCCGCTCATGGAAGACCAGGCCACCACATTCGTTCGAGGGTCGAAGGACAGCCCTGATCGAATGGACGCGATGGTCTGGGGGGTCACCTTCCTGGAACCAGCGGTGACACGACAGGTTGCGACGGTGACGACCTCGGCGTCGGCGCTGGCCACGACAATCGGCATAGACGTTCCTGGCACTCGGTCGCTTCCGGCTGCGATCCTCAGCCCGGACGGTGGATCGTACCTGACGCGGCGGGTGGGGTAGGGGCCTGGTCCGGAAGGTCATCCAGCGGTACCGTGGCGGGGCCAGGGCAGCACACACCGCCGTTCAACAGGAGCGACCATGCCATCACGCCAGCCACAGGGTTCTTCAACACCACCTCTCATGCCGATCAGGACATGCACTCGCACGGGCTGTGGCAGTCTCACCGCGCCGGGTTCATCCTTCTGTCCTGGCCACGGCGGACGACCGGCTCTTCCTACGTCATGAGCGATTGTCCCTCGACCCGGACCGTGTACGTCACCAACCCAAAGAACTCAGACAAGGTCAACGGTGTTCAAAGAGAGACCACCCAAGTGACCTGCACTCGCATCACCGCTGAGCCGCACGTCATTCATCGCAACGGGGAGATCACCTGGACCGGTGCACCCAGCGACACATGTGAGCCACTGTCACCATGAGCAAGCGCGTCTACAACCAGACCATCCGGGACACAGTGCTGGCCGTGCTGCGGGGCAGCGAGACCGCGCTATCCGTGAATGACATCCGTCAGGCCATGGGTGAAGGTTGGGCGCATCTATCATACCGGCAGGTCGCCAATGCCCTCTATCTTCTGGAAAAACACAGAATCATCCCCCAGCGTGACACCTACGACGACTATTCGGTCTACTGGCAGGCTGCGTCTCCCACCAACCGTCTCGAGGTTCTCTGGGACCTGCCGACGGTATCTCCTGAGGAGGAAGGATGGTAGACCTAGATCCAAGCAATCCCATCGATCGTGAACTTTTGTCGCTACAGCGGGCAGCCAGGGCACCTCGACAGATGAGACTAGGCTGCATCATCATCTCGCACGAGAACTTCGGGTTCTGCTCTACCTGTACCTCGTCTTGTGAACTTGAAGTCATGTCTTGGCGGCTGCTGGCGCTGAAAGAGAAGGTAACCAATGGTGAGCCCGGTACACACAGTCAACGCACGTGATCTCAAGCGGGACGACCGCATCCTTCTCAAGGACCTGCGGGTGCTGGTGGTCACGCGGGTGGCGCACGGCAGCCCCACGGTCTTCGACTACCGGAACGACGCAGCGCGGGACACTGGGCGGATGGAGACAGATCCGCTGCAGAAGCTCAAGGTTCTCTGTGAGGGGTGGTGCCCGATCGAAGAAGAGCTTGCCGACCTTCTCTAACTCACAGAAAGAGCACTACATGTCTTGCACTATCGCGGGTGTTCCAAGAGTACGTCTCACCCACGCGCCCAAGGCCAAGCCGATCGAGGCCACGACCAAGCGGATCACGTCAAAGAAGAGCAAGGCCAAGTCCGAGGACAACACCGATCTCGACTACTTGAAGGACTACTGATGACCGTGTTCTTGTTCATCCTCTTGGCGCTGGGTGTGGCCCGCGTCACGTGGTTCATCACAGAGGACCATCTCCCCTTGATCAAACGTCCCCGTGACTGGGTTGTCAACCGCAAGCCCGAAGGCAATCTGGCCTACCTGGTCGGCTGCTGGTGGTGCGTTTCTATCTACGTCGCTGCCGGTGCCGCTGCCTTCGCCGTCTGGGTTCTCAACGTGAAGTTGGGCGTTCTTACTGACTGGAAAGCCTACCGAACCCCCCTCGCCGACTGGAAAACGTTCCTGGTTCTCTGGCCTGCCTTCTCCTTGTCTGCGACTGCTATCATGGGTGCCGCAGATTGGCTCACCAACAGACCTGACCGCTAAGCCTCCCCGGTCCCAGGCCCGCCTCCAGTTGTAGGAGGCGGGCCTGTGGACTTAGGGTGCGCGCATGCCTGCCAGCCGCCCACGCCCTCCGGTCAAGAACACGGTCGCCCCCAAGTCGATGACCGCTGCGGCGGAGAGGCTTGCTGATCGTCTTGCGAGCAAGGCTGGAAACTCTCAGATCGGTGAAGCCTGGCAGCGGCTCGCACTCGAGATGTACGACGCTGTACCAGAGCTCAGGGCAGCGGCCCGCATCACTGGGCAGACGATGTCCCAGTGTCGCCTGGTCATCGCACGAGTGACTGATGGTGAGCCCGCTCCGCTGGACGTGGGTACTCCCGAGAAGCCGGGTCCAGACGCAAATCATCCGGCTCAGCGCCTGCTCGACGGGTTCGCTGGCGGCGCTGGGGGACAGTCGGCCTGGCTAGACGCGACCGGTGTCTTTCTCACGGTCACGGGTGAGACCATCAGCATCGGTGCGGTCGACACGACCACTGAGAACGACAGTCCGGTCGCTGAGTGGACGGCCTACAGTCCCGAACAGGTGGTGTCGCGCAACAAGGTCATCACTGTGAAGACTGGGGACAGTGCCCAGACAGACCATCAGGTCGATGAAAAAGACGAGGGCGTCGTAGCCGTCCGCATCTGGCGTCCACACCCCCGGTTCAACTGGCGGGCTGACAGCCCCGCCAAGGCAGCGCTCACGGCCATGCAGGAGATCATCCTGTACGACCAGCACATCGAGGCTAGCGCCATCAGTCGCCTGATCTCAGCAGGTATCTTCGCAGTGCCAGATGGCATGACCCTCCCTGGTCTGGCTGCGGATGAAGACTCCGAGGACGCTGACGTCGATCCCTTCATGCGCTTCCTGATGCAGGTGATGTCCACCGCCATCCAGGACCGCACCTCAGCCGCCGCTCGTGTCCCCATCCTGATCCGTGGTGACAAAGAAGACATCGCGGCCATGCAGCACTTCACCTTCGACACCCCGTTCTCTGACAAGGTCCTAGAACTTCGCAACGCAGCCATCGGTCGCCTTGCCGTAGCGATGGACATGCCTGCCGCCATGCTCACGGGCATGGAAGACCTTCAGCACTGGACCGGTGCCCTCATCACCCAGGACTGGGTGAACAACTACCTCCAGGCGCAGATGAACCTGATCTGTGGGTCGCTCACCTCTGGGTGGCTGCACCCCGCGCTGACCGCACTCCAGGGCGCAGGCGACTACGGCGATCTCATCGTGTGGTTCGACAGCAGCGCGGTCCGCGTTCGTGAGAACATCGGGCCTGAGGCGCAGTGGCTCTGGGAGAACGCGCTCATCAGTGACGACGCCATTCGGCGGGTGTTCGGTATGGACGACAGCGACGTTCCTTCGCAGGACGAGATCAACCGGCACCTGCTTCTCCAGATGCTGCACAAGGCTCCGGTGCTGGCACCACTGGTCTTTCCCCTGCTGGGATTCAAGTTCACCGTCGAGCAGTTGGCGGAGGCGGAGCAGTTGGGGGCAGCGCTCCACCACGTCCTCGGGGCACCAGACACAGGTGGAAAGCCCACCGGGACCAACGTGCCCGTGGGGCCGGGTGGCGCACAGGCTCCGGGCTCAACCGGCACGACCCCCAGCACGTCCCCGTCTGGGAAGGTTCCTTCACCCCAGGCCAACCCCGCCGATGGGAACAACACGCCTGGTCCCCGGGGTAAGGGTGGGGTTGCTAGAAACGGTGTTCGGGCGCTAGTGTGACCGGGTGACCACGCCTGACGCTTCACTCGCGAACGAGGTAGCGCCCCTCAACACCGGGGCGTCGTGGTCTGGTCCCATCTGCGCTGAGGGCATCTTCACTGGAGACCAGCGGAAGTTTGACCCGGGAGCGCTCTATTGGGAGAACCTTCCGCTCCCACTGCGCTGGGCTCCTGAGGACTTTGGTCGTCACGATGGGGCGCGGCACGTAGGCTGGATCGAAGGTATCACGCGCGACGAGACCACTGGCCTGATCAATGGGTCTGGCACGCTGTTCGACGATGACTTCATCGCCTTTCTTCAGAAGTGTGGCGGGCGCATCGGTGTCAGCATCGATCCGGACATGGCAGAGTTCGACATCATCATTCCGGCTGACGCGCAGCCGTTTGACGCAGAGCCTGAGCCGGGTATCCCCACTCCGGTGCTGGAAGAGCAGCAGATCTTCACCAAGGCCCGCATCCGTGCCGCGACGTGTGTAGACATCCCGGCATTTATCGAAGCCCAGATCACCCTCACGCCAGACGAGGCGTTGAACGAAGCCATGGTCGCAGGATTCTCCGGCTGGATCGAAGTAGCAGATGCACTGTTCGACGAGGCTGTTGAGGGCGGTCGCGTCGAGCCGACCGGGGCACAAAGGGAAGACGGGGCGGTAGAATTCGCCCTGGATGGTGCTCCCGTCGATACCGCCGCCGAGGGTGAGTCAGCGCCGCCCTCGGCGGCAGGTATCGTTCTCCAGGCGGCTGACACCGGTCGTCTGCTCATGCTCCAGCGCGCCCACAACGTTCACACCGGCGAGAACGACCCGAACGCTGGGCTCTGGGAGTTTCCAGGTGGTGGCCTTGAAGATGGCGAAGATCCCTGGGTGGCCGCGCAGCGTGAGTTCGCTGAAGAGACAGGCATGCCCCTTCCGGAGGATGCAGAAAACGTCGGGCAGTGGCGCAGCGATGACGGCGTGTACCAGGCGTTCACCTGCGTGCTGCCGAATGAAGCATCGTTCGACATCACTGGTGACCAAGTGCCCAATCCGGACGATCCAGACGGTGACATCACCGAAGCGCTGGCCTGGTGGGATCCCACACACGTGCAAGGGGCCTGCATCCGGCCCGAAGTTCTCAACATGCCTCTGGAGGACATGGTGACCACCCCGAAGCCGCCCGCGCCCAAGGCTCCGGCCCCGCCGCACACTCCTCCCGCTCCTGCGCCCAAGGAGGATCCCGAGGACAGTGCTCTGGCCAAGGCGGTCGAGGCTGTGAAGAACGTCGACACGTCAGGGCTGCCTCCTGAGATCGTGGACCTGATCAAGGCGGCTCAGGCAGAGGTGGGCGAAGACCAGACTGAGATGCCCACCGAGCAGGACGCCATGATCGCCAGTGCGGCTCCGGTCGCCCCGCCGGACGAGTGGTTCCAGCCCTTCGACCTCGACGGGCCTACCCCACTGACGGTCACCGCTGATGGACGTGTCTTCGGCCACCTGGCCACCTGGGACTCATGCCACCGATCGAGTCAGTACTCCGGGAAGTGCGCCAAGCCCCCGAGCGACCCCACCGCACCGTTCTTCCAGATGGGTCAAGTCATCACGGCCAGCGGTGCTTCGGTCGACGTGGGCGTGATCACTGTCGGTGGCGGACACGCGGACAAGAACCTTGGTCTGGTGGCGGCGCTCGAGCACTACGATGACGTCAGCACGGGTACGGCTGTGGTTCGGGTCCAGGAGGATGCGTACGGCATCGGTCTCTTCGGTTCAGCCACCCCGGATGCCACTCCTGAAAAGATCGCTGCCCTTCGGCGCAGCCCGCTCAGTGGCGACTGGCGCAAGGAGAAGGGGAAGTGGCGTCTGGTGGCTGCCCATGCGGTGCCTACCCCTGGCTTCCCCATCCCCCGTGGTCTGGTGGCCTCGGTCAGCCCGGACACGTTCATCACCTACGGTCGGCCCGAGCCGAAGCAGCCGGTCCACGATCTTCGTGCCGTCGCGCAGCGGCTGGCCAAGTCTGCCGGCCTCGACACCCAGAGCCTGGTCGCCAGTGTTCGTCAGCGCATGTCCGATCTGGACTGTGGCTGCGACGACGAGGAGCCTGCTTTAGTGGCCTCTATCGTAGGCGACACATCCCTCCCAGTGGGGGAGTACGACCAGAAGTGGGACGGCGGGGTGGCGGCGGACAACGTGTTCGCTCACTTCACCGACTCGTCAGGCAAGGTCGACACAGAGGGGGTCGCCAAGGCGTTTCTGTGGCGTGACGAGTCACAACCTGCGGACCAGAAGTCAGGCTACGGCCTGGGCTTCGTCGACGTGACCAACGGCGGTCTCGTGATCGTACCCTCTGGCGTGCAGGCCTGCGCGGGCGGGCACGGTGTCGGTCAGCTCAAGGGCGGGGCGACCCCCGAGGACATCGCTGCAATCAAGGGGCGCATCGGCGAACTCTACGCCAAGATCAAGGAGAAGTATCCCGACGCCCCCACGAACCCGTTCGACCCCCCGACGCAAACCGGAGAGAACAATGGCTGAAGGCAACCGTTTGATCCAAGAGGTGAAGAACCTGGAGGCTGACGATTCTTCACTTGGAGATTTCTGGTATGGTGGGGTTACCAGTGACTCTCTGGCAGCAGGTGCGGGGTCGGAGCAGTACAATCTCGACGACACATGGGCAACCGGAGGTAGCAGCCTCGCCATTGTCGACGGTGCGCTGACCGTAATGGAAGACGGCATCTATGCTGTGATCGCAAGCGGAGAACCGGCACACACTACTTCACAGCTCGTTCGTTTCGTGCTCTCGTTCAATGGCGACTTCAGTGATTACACGTCCCCCTACACGCTACGTGATTATACGGACTACGCCGGGTCGTTCGGCTGGAGCACGAGCACCGTAAGTACGGCCGTGACGATGAAAACCGGGACAGTGATCAAGGCAACCTTGGCCAGAGTGGGGAACACGGATCCTGCGGTGGTTTGTGCGGGAGTAGAACTGTCCGTTACCCGCATCGCCTGACACTCTAACTACTGAAAAGAGCTCACAGTGACATCGATCATCGTCATCAACAAGAGCACCTTGGTCACCAACGCCGAAGTGCAGTTGATGACGCGGGCCTGTGCTACGCAGATCAGTCAGCACGTCGCACCGGCCTGGGGCAAGACCCCGATTCCCGTGATCTTCAGTAGCACCCCGCAGGATGCAGCGCCGGGGTCGTGGGTGATCGTGGTACTCGACACGCCGGATCAAGCAGACGCGCTGGGCTGGCACACTGAGAACCAGGGGGAGTTCATCTTCGGCCGGGTGTTCGCCAAACCGGTGCTGGACAACGGGGGCGACGCTCTCACCAAGCCGCTGTCGGTGGCCAGCGTGCTGAGCCATGAGGTCGTAGAAACCTTCTGCGACCCGAACGTCAACCTATGGGCCGACACCGGCAAGGGGTTCACTCTGGCGTTAGAGGCCTGCGACCCGGTGGAGTCCGACTCCTATGCGATCACCGTCGACACGACAGCGGTGACGGTGTCCAACTTCGTCACCCCGCGCTGGTTCGATCCCCAGGCCCGCCACACACGAGGTCTGGATTATCTAGGCAAGGTCTCTCGACCGTTCACTATGACGAAAGGTGGTTACTGGGTCCAGGAGAAGGAAGGGGCTATCACGCAGAAGTACGGCGAAGAGTTCCCTGAGTGGAAGAAAGAGCTCAAGAACGCCGACCTTGGTCGTGCATCCCGGCGTTCTACGTGAAAGGCCCCGTTGTGTCTACTTCGAATGGAGAGCTAGAAATGGCCAAGGCAACCACCGACAAGCGCAAGGTGACCATGAGGTCGGTTCGCCTTGCGCCAAACGGCGCGACCATCACCGAGGAGGGTGTAGACTACGTTCCTCTTTCAGTCGTGGAAGCCTACGCGGCTGACGCGCGCACACGCTGGCAGTTCGTCGAGATCGGCACCGAGCCAGACGCTGGCCCCGGTGGCGTCGACGGCGACACGGACCATGAGGCTCATCTCAAGGATCTGACCGGGCCCGCTCTCCAGGCCGCGCACGAGGCGCATGTCGTCAACCTCATCGCGAACGGTGAGTACGCGCCACCGCCGGAGGATGCAACCCCCACGGTGGACATCACGGTCAAGCCCGAGTTTGCCGAGACGGAGGCCTGAGCCATGGCTATCCAGACAAACACCATGAAGAACACGCTCGCGAGTGCCTACGCGGGTGCGGCGACTTACGCCGACCTCTACCAGACCACAGGAGCCAGTTCGTCCGCGGGTACGGCCATCTCTGGTGGTTCACCCGCGTACGCCTCGAAGGCATTGTCCTGGGGTTCCCCGTCCGCAGGCATCATCACCACGACGGCCACCGTGTTCGACGTCCCGTCCGGCGCGACCGTCGCCGGCTTTGGCGTGAAGACCGGCTCGGGCGGTACCCATCTCGACGGCAACGCGCTCACATCCCAGGCCTTCGCAAGCCAGGGCACCTACACCCTGACCATCACCTTCACCGAGTCCTAATCAAGGGGAGTACGGCAACGGGAGGGGTGGCTTAGATGGCCGTCTCTCTCGTTGCCGTAGGGTCATGGGCTTCTAGTTCTAGTGTCACCACTGCGGCTGCTCCCGTTCTTCCCACGGGCTGGGCTGCTGGTGACTTGCTGGTTCTTGCTGTCCATTGGAAGCAAGTAGGGGCGACGCTTTCTACCCCTTCTGGATGGACACCGTTGGCGACAGGCCAGTCGGCGAACGGTGCTTCCTACGCATCAGGGACTGGCGATACTAAGCTCGCCCTGTTCTACGCAGTCGCCACGGCTGGGCAGACTGCGCCAACGATCCCTGCGTTGACCGGTGGGTCAACGAATACGACTACCGGTAACACGATGCAGGCGCAGATCATTGCGTTCCGCAACACAACGAAACTTTGGTCCGTTGGTTCCGTGGTCGGGGCACAGTCCACGGCGAGTCTGGCTTGGACCGCTGCTATGGGCAGCAACCCAGATATTGAGTCTGGGGACATGGTCTACGCGTCGATCAGCATGGCGCTGTCTTCTACCACTGTGTCGGTGCAGACAATCACCGTTACAGGTGCGACCTTTGGTTCGTTCACGGCAACGGGTAAGGGCACCACGACAATCGGTGCAGACCAAGGCGCGACTGGTGCATACGCTTCGGTAACAGCCGGTGCCTCTACTGGAAACCCGACGTATACCTGCACGCAATCTGGCTCGACGTATGGTGCAGTAGGAATTGTTCGAGTACGTGAACTTCTGGCGTTCTCAGACAGCGGGACCACCAATGGTTTGGGTACGGTCACCGCGGCTGGAGTCGCCAATCCGACCGGCGGAGGCAGCACTTCTGGTAGCGGTTCTGTCGCGGCTGCTACATCTGTTGCGAACCCGACTGGTGGCGGCAGTACGTCCGGTAGCGGTTCTGTTACCGGAACTGGAACTTATAGTATCTCGGGTCCCCTTAGTGGATCTGGTACAGCGGCTGGAGTTGGCACCCCGACGTTTGATCGTTCTGCATCTACTTCAGGTACAGGAACTCTCAACGGTACAGGTAAGCCAGCCCCTCTAGTCAACACCTTCGAGGGACTGTCATCCGGTACTGACGTCACCACCGCGAACTCTGGCGGAACTAGTGGCATTTCCTTTGATAGCGTCGCGTCCGGCGTAAGCGCCACCGTGCGAGCAGACAATACTCATGCAGCGCACGGCACCGTCTCTTGTGCGATCACCCCGACAGGTGGCACTGGCTACGTCGCGTGGGCTTCGTCTCTGTCATCAGCACCCGTACAGTACATTCGTGCTTATGTCTACATAAGCGGTGCTCCGTCTGTGGCTAAGTCGTTGATGAACTTTTACGACGCAGCCTTCAGCGTGAATTCTCAGTTGTACCTGAACACTAACGGCACACTGACCTTGAAAGATCCATCTGGAATAGCAATGGTAACGACCACTGCCTCGGTCACATACGGTGCCTGGCAGCGGATAGAAATAAAGTTCACCTACAGCACAAGTGCTGGTGGGGCACAGATACGACTGTACAAATCTGCAGATTCATCAACAGCCGATTCAGATGTTACGAGCAGTAGCACCTATGCGACTGCTACCTCTGGAAACGTTGCGCCCGGTACGATTCGATTCCTGAACTCGACCACGGGCGGCAGTTCAACGATCTGGTTTGATGATCTGGGAATTGTCGATACCACTTGGATGGGTTCTTCTGTTCCGTCGTCTGATTTCAGCGGAACCGGAACCACATCAGGCAGCGGAACAGTAACGGGCGCGGGCACGCCAGCCTTCAATCTGCTCGGTAGTACTTCGGGTTCTGGAACGGTCACAGGAACATCTACTTTTAATTTCCCTGTCTCTGGAACTACGTCAGGTAGTGGAACAGTAGTCGGTACCGGAACTCCGGCCTTTGATCTACCAGGTAGTACGTCTGGCAGTGGAACAGTCGCTGGATCATCTGTCTTTGATTTCCCTGTTTCTGGTTCAACCTCTGGTTCTGGTGTAGTTTCCGGTGCAGGCACGCCTAGCGTATCTGATTCGGGAACCACCTCGGGCAGTGGTACGGCGACCGGCGTACAGACAGTGATGACTGCTTCTGGTACTGGTTCAACCAGTGGTTCAGGTGCTGTGACTACTATCAGTACTTTTGATATCCCTGGTTCTGGAACTTCTTCAGGTACAGGCGCGGTCGTCGGAACCGGAACCCCTGCGTTCAGTGCGCTGACTAGTACGTCTGGTTCGGGTACAGTTTCAGCGACATCTACGATCACAGCCAGTGGGCCTGGATCAACTGATGGTTCTGGCCAGGTCGTGTCTGGCGGAACACCCGCCTTTGATATTTCTGGGGCGACCAGTGGTTCTGGCCAGATCTCGGCTACGGCCACCCTGGACTTTTCTATCGCTAGTTCTACCAATGGGTCTGGTCAGGTCACTGGGCTAGGGTCTCCTTCCTTTTCTGTCGCAGGATCAACGAGTGGTGACGGTTTGATCACAGCGACCAGTACCGTAGATACCGCAGGATCTGGGACCACGAGTGGCGATGGAATAGTTGCTGCGACCAGCAGTCTGGAAATCTCTAGTAGCAGCACCACTTCGGGTTCAGGAACTGTCACGGCTTCTGGGCTGATCTCTGTATCGTCCTCGGGCAGTACGAGCGGTGCAGGAACTGTGACGGGCAGTGGTTTCGGTATTTCAAGTGACTCAGGTGTTGTCAGCGGCAGCGGGACAGTCGTTGGTACTGGATCATTTACAGTGAGCGCCACAGGTTCACTATCGGGCACTGGTACTGTCACTGGTTCATCTAGCATAAGCCTGACATCTTCCGGTTCAACAAGCGGAACCGGAGTAGTTTCAGGAATAGGATCGTCCAGTTCGATCATCGCAGGAACAACATCTGGCACAGGTACAGTCACAGCCACTGGGACAGAAGCATTCCATGGAAGCGGGGCCACAACAGGTTCTGGTATCGTGACAGGTTCCGGGATAATCAAGATCACTATTCCTGCGAATCTTAGTGGTACAGGTAGCGTGTTGGGGCAGTCTTCTGCGATCAGTGGCGGTAGCGGTGGATCTCTCGCAGGTTCTGGAACTGTTCTCGCAACACCCACGCTGGTCGAGATCGTCCGGCTTGGGAATCTCAGTGGCCTGGGTACCCTGTTGGGTGCTGGGGGCGGAGCGATCGCCGAACCAACTCCAGAGATTCGCATCTGGCACGTCTTGTTCGAAAACCGGGAACTCGGCATCTGTTCTGAGGAACGTGTTCAGACCGTACCTGGCGAGATGCGTCAACGCACGATCGACCCTGAGTTCCGTCAGCAAGTTATCACCCGTGGGTCCTCAGTACTGGAGGCTATGCCGTGAAATTTGACAAAGACCCGGACGCAGTTCTCGACTACGTCTTCGACTGGGGACCGTGGCTGGCGGAAACCGAACAGATCATCAGTCACGTCATCACCACCACCCCCAGCGGCAGTGGTGGGGTGACGGTTGATTCTTCTAGCGTAACGGTGTCTAAGGTTACCGTCTGGCTATCAGGCGGGACGATTGGTCGTCGGTACGACGTGGCCTGTTTGATCACCACGAATGCTGGTCGTACAGATGAGCGAACCATGCACATTAACGTTCTGGACCGCTAGTCCGTAGCGACCTATTGTGTGAACTGATACTGACCTGCTAGCCTACGCGCAGTCTATGAAAGGGTGTGGTTCCCATCGGGTGTGGATGCGGCAAGCCCCGCACCGTAGTCGCTCCTCCTTCGGGGGGTTCCACGGTGATGGCACGAACGGTCGGGCCGCAGGTCTACGACGTCATCGCCGCTGACGGTTCAGTGGTGGCTTCGTCAAGCAACCCTGTTCTAGCACGAACAGAAGCACGACGGTCAGGCGGCACCGTAGTTCGCCGCGCACAGTCGACGCCTGCATCGCAGGCGTGATCACCATCATCGAAAAGGAACTGGAGGAACGCCCTCATGGGTGACGAAGCCGCAACGCCCCTGGGGGTAGAGCTCCCGGAGGACCTCACCACTCTCAGCGACAAGGACATCGCAAAGCACCTGTCGGCCATCGCCAAGAAGTTCGCGCCGTACAACGACGAGAACAAGGCCATCAGCGCTGACGACCTCGCGGTGATGAACGCTCTCGTCGAGCAGAAGGAGCTTCTGCAGACGGAGGCCGACACCCGCGCGCAGGCAGCCGCCGAGGCCGAGGCCAAGCGCCAGGAGCTGATCACTCGCATGGGTGGTCCCGAGGAAGAGACCCCGGCTGAGGGTGAGCCTGTCGACGAGACCCCCGAGGAGGAGACTCCCGCAGAGGGAGAGCAGGCGCCTGCTGAGGTCACGCCCGAGGAGCAGACCCCGGCCGAGGAGCCGGCGAACCCCGAGGCGATCGCGGCCAGTGCGGGCAAGCCTGTTCCGGCACAGGTGCGTCGTTCGCCGGCCACGGCCCGTCCTCGCTCTGTTCCTGCGGCCAAGACGCGGGTCGACCACAAGCCGGACCACATCTCCATCGTGGCATCGAGCGACGTCCCGGGCTACAGCACCGGCGCAGAGCTCAGCCGCGAGGACCTGGGTTCGGCCCTGCACGCCCGTGCCCGTGGTCTTCGCGACGGCTCGGACGCCGTCCTCGTCGCCAGCGTGAACAACACGTCGCCCAAGAACGACGTTAGCAACACTCTCGACGAGGAGAGCATCCGTCGGGCCTGGGCCAACGCCCACGACGCAGAGTCCATGGTCGCATCCGGTGGTTGGTGTGCCCCGTCCGAGACGGTGTACGACTTCGTCTGTGACTACGAGTCCATGCCGGAGTCGCTCGACCTGCCCAGCATCACCTCTACTCGAGGTGGCCTGCGGTACCCGGTGTCACCTCTCCTGGCTGACGTCTACGCTGACGTCAACAGCGGGTTCACCTGGACCGAGGATGACGACATCGCGGCGGCGACGCCCGGTGGCCCGACCAAGCCGTGCTTCGTGATCCCCTGCCCTGACTTCGACGAGGTCCGGCTCCAGGCACAAGGCATCTGCGTCACGGCGGGCAACCTGACCGACCGCGCGTATCCGGAGCTCACCTCCCGGTACATCGACCTCGTCATGACGGCGCACGCGCACCGCATGAACGGGCTCACCATCGCGAAGGTCGTCGCGAACAGCACGTCGGTGACCCCCACGCTCGACGCAGATCTCGGTGCGGCCGAGTCCACGTTCGGTGTGATCGAGTTCCTGGTCGACCGGTTCCGTGACGCGTACTTCGCTGGTGCGGACTTCACCCTTGAGGGTTTCATGCCTCGCTGGGTGCGGTCCGTCATTCGCCGGGACATCGCGCGTCGCAACGGTCTCGATTCGTTCACCCAGGTGAGCAACGCCGACATCGCCTCGGCGCTGGCCGAGATCGGCGCGCGCATCCAGTTTGTGTCGAACTACCAGCCTCTTGCGGCGAACGCGGTCGTCTACCCGACCACGGCGAACCTCGTGCTCTACCCGGCTGGCGCACACACGCGTCTGGACGGCGGTTCGCTCGACCTGGGTGTCGTTCGTGACTCCACTCTCAACTCCACGAACGACTACACGGCGGCATGGACTGAGGAGTTCTGGGCAGTGGTCAGCCGCTGCGCGTCCTTCAAGACGGCTGTGCCGATCGTTCCGTCCGGCACCACGGGCAGCCAGAAGGACTTCACTGCCACCGTCTAGGCCGGTTGCTTCTCTCACTCACCTGCACATCTTCCCCGGTGCAGGTGAGTGGGGGTGGTCAACCGGGCAACTTGGAAAGAGGAGCACATGATCAGCGAGATCGAGTACAAGTCCCGGGCCGAGATGGTCAAGGCCCTCCTGGAGTTCCGCAAGGACCCCGAGGTTGAGAGCATCGAGGTCGTGGGCAGTGGGCGCACTCTGCGCATCACCGGCGCGGCTGTCGAGCAGCCCGTCGAAGGCGAGAAGACGCCTACCCCCGAGCCCGAGGGCGAGAAGACTCCCACACCTGTCGAGGGTGAAGAGCCTGAGCCCGAGGGCGAGAAGACTCCCACGCCTGTCGAGGGTGAAGAGCCTGAGCCCGAGATCGACCCGAAGTTCGCGGAGAAGATCGCAGGCATGACTCAGCACGAGATCGAGGACGGTCTCACCGACGGGTCGCTCGATGCCGAGCAGGTCTACGCGGCTGAGGCTGTGGGCCGCAAGCGCAAGGGTGTTCTCGCTGTCTCGGGCGAGGGCCTCATCGGTGACGAGGACGACACCAAGTGAGTCTCTGGAACCGAGTCGGTGGCGCTCTGGTCCCAGGGCCGACCACCGCCACGCCGAAGTTCTCACTCTTCAGTGCAGTAGAACTTGAGGACAATGTCGCCAGCGGACACTGGGAAGGCGGCATCCAGTACGAGACGGATTCGTGTGCTCCCATCGACACGACCCAGATCAACTGCCCGCCGCAGGACATCGTCAAAGACCCCAGTGGCGGAAACATCAACGTTTTCGAGTCTGGCGCCTTCGCTGTTCTCGCCGGGTACAAGTGCGGGACCGTCGGTCGTCCGGCCAAGGAAGCGTTCGACATCGCAGAGCGCCGTCTGCGCCGCAACGAGATCCGGGCGGTCGAGGAGGCCTTCTACACCGGGCTCGATGGCCAAGGCAATCTGGTCTACCCGTCGCTTCGCCAGGCCCCTGCCCCCGGTCCTGGCGACCCCGCGGTTCTGACCATTGATGATCTGACTCCGGTCGCTGGGGCGCTGTCCATCAGTGGTGGGCTCGCCGCGCTTGAGGCCTATGCGGGTGGGTTCTACCCGTCTGTGCCGGTGCTTCACATTCCTCGTGGACTGGCAGTTCACCTGGCAGAGCGCGGCCTGGTCAATGCAGACCTCAACACTGACACCCTCACCTCGACCGCGACGGGTACACCCATTGTCGCGGGTGGGGGCTACGGTGTCACTGGCCCAGATGGTTCGTCGCCCACTGGCGATGACACGTGGATGTACATCACTGGTGCGATGAAGATCATGCGCAGCGAGGTCTTCTTCACCCCGCATCGTGACGAGTCCAGCGCTTCGATCGACCGGGTGCTCAACGACGTCACTGTGTACGCCGAGCGCACCTACGCCATCGAGATCGACTGCGAGTTCGTCGCAGCAGTGCGCGTCCTCGCGACGCCATGCTGCCCCTAGATTTCTGACCTGCCGACCCCGGTAGGTAGGTAGGACCAGAGAAGAAGGAAGGAACAGCCATGACGGAAGTGGACAAGTGCGTATCAGGCATCAAGGCATGCCGGCTCAGGATCGTTCGACTGGATGCCTGCGGCGCACCTGTCGTCGGCGCCAAGTCGGTCGTCACGAGCAAGGGGTTCATCTCCGTCACCAGCACTGCTGACATCGAGGCTGGCCAGGAGTACCTGGTCAAGGACGCCTGTGGCGACCTCTGTGTCAACGAGAAGGACCGGGACCGCTTCAAGCGCCTGACCCTGGCCATGAAGTTCTGCATCATGGACTTCGCCGCAGCCGAGATCACCACCGGCAACCGCGTCCAGGTCGACGGCACGGGCAACGCCATCGGTTTCACCATCAGCGAGAACGTCGACCCTACCACGAACTGGTCTCTGGAGCTCTGGCAGAAGATCGCTGGCCAGGCGTGCGACGTCGGTGGCGACCAGGAGTGGATGTACTGGGCGTGGCCGTTCCTCAACACGGGCACCCTGGGCAATTTCACCTTCGACAACAACGCCTTCGAGTTCGACGTCGATGGTGTCACCACAAGTGGTGTGGCCGCCGACACCTGGGGTGCTACCAACCGAGGTCCGTTCGCCGTGCTGGACGCGGCGGCAGCTCTGCTGCCGGGTGAGCACATGTCCGCCACGGTGACCACGGTTCAGCCCCCTGCCGCTGCGTGTGGCTACCAGGCCTACGCTCTCCCGGCCTAACCCCTTCGGATGGCTCTGAGAGCCATTCTAGAGCCTTGGGGCTGCCCCGCTAGTGGTTGGGTGGCCCCAAGGCTTGCCAGGGGCGTCTAGAGGGCTCTCAGAGCCGCCGCAACCACCCAAGGGGCACCGTGTCTACTCCTGCAATCGTCTACACCGCAGACAGCCCGTATGTCTGCGGGTGGACGATGGACACGTGTGAAGACAAGTTGATCAACGGTGATCAGGACCTGGTGGGCAAGTGCATCACCTCCGCGGCAGAGATTCTCTATGCGCTGAGTGGCCGTCAGTTCGGTCTGTGTGAGGTCACCGTCCGGCCGTGCTACAAGAAGTGCGCTGAAGGCTATCCAGGCATGATCACCTGGGACAACGGGATTCTAGGAGCCAGTGGCTACCCCTGGCTCCCGGTTCTGTCCGGTGGCCTGTGGATGAATGTCGCCTGTGGTTGCCGCACGTCGTGCGACTGCACCACTGTCTGTGAAGTTTCTCTGCCTGGCCCGGTGGACAGCGTCCAGTCGGTCAAGCTCGATGGCGTTGTGCTGGGGTCGGGCGAGTACCGCGTCGACAACGACAACAGGTTGGTTCGTCTGTCTGAAGGGTGCTGGCCCAAGTGCCAGAACATGGCTCTCACTGACGACGAGGTAGGCACCTGGTCCGTTACGTACATGAAGGGACGTCCGCTCCCTGAGGCTGGACGTATGGCCCTCAGTCGGTTTGCCAGTGAACTCTTCCTGGGATGTACGAATGACCCGGGGTGCAAGCTCCCCAGCCGTGTAACTTCTATCCAGCGCCAGGGTATCACCATGGCTCTCCTGGACCCCATGACGTTCATCGAGTTGGGACGCACCGGGATTTATCAGGTGGACCTCTGGATCCGTACTGTCAACCCGAAGGGTCGTTCTCGTGGGGCTGCCGTCATGTCTCCTGATGCGGTTCCCCCGCGGAGGACGACATGGCAGGGCTAGATCTCTTCGACATCGCTTCTAGGCTGGCCACCTGCATCGGTGATTCTCTCCGTAACGCTGAGCACCCTGATGATCGCTACGGTGTCAACCGCAACTGGAAGGGCACTGCCTGTGTCTGGTCTGGATCACAAGTGGCCTACGACACCTGTTGCGAAGAAGCCGGTCAGGCGTGGGTGGTTGTCAACAGTGGGTTCATCACTGATTCATACCCTCGCCCAGACAGTGGGAGCACTACCCCCTGCAAGGTGGGCAGCGTTGCACAAACCTTCGAGGTCGGCGTGCTGCGCTGCGTGGGCGATGGATCGTGCGACTGCGAGTGCAAGGAACAAAACGCGCTGGATGTCATGATCGACTTCCAGGCACTACTGGCCGGTGTCCTCTGCTGCTTCTATGATGAAGAGGAAGACAACTGCGGATCGGTGCAGGGCATCCGGTGGAGATTCATCGGACCTGAGGGTGGCTGCGCCGGATCAGCCATCACATTCACTGTGCAGGCGGACACCCCGTGCTGCCCGAGTTAGGGGAAGACCATGGCTGAAGGCAACCGCTTGATTCAAGAGGTCAAGAACCTGGAGGCTATCGATAACGGTTCTTCTCAGCAGGTGTTCAGCGGCGTCGGGATCGGGACGTGGACCCCGATGACCGGCACTGGTGGCTACGCCGGCTTCATGAACGGGGTCGGCTCCTACATCAACATGGGGGCCTGGCCCGGCGGCAAGCTGTACGGCCCGGTCCGGCCTGCGGACAACCCGGACTTCGACATCACCGCCGTGGTGGTGGCCGACGGCAAGTTCATCGACTCCGGCCCCAACGAGGACGGAGTGGCGTCGCTCGCCCCGCAGGACGACCCGGTGGACGTCCCGGCTGGCGGCACCCTGTACCTCGTCGGGTTCGGGCCGACGTACACCGCCGACGACGCGCCGACGGGCACCTACGCGTACTTCGCCTGGCGCACGCTGCCTCCGATAGCGCCTGGCGACGCCGGCAAGGTCGTCACCGTCAACGGTGGCGAGAACGGCTACGAGCTCGACGCCCCGTCGGGCGGTGGTGGCGGCGTGCCGTGCTGGTTCATGGCGTTCGACGTCGCCGCATCCGGGTCCCCAACGTTGGAGGTGCAGACCGACGTCCCGGAGGTCGGCACAGACGCGGTGCTCGACACCGACCCGACCAGAGTTAAGGTCGCCGTCGCAGGCGTGTACGACGTCCTTCTCGACTGGAAGGCGTCGTTCTCAGACTCGGCCGGTGGCGGCGTCCAGATCTACCCGATCGTGAACGACGACAGCGTCGGTCCTGCGTACTACCTGAACCCTCAACTGGGGCTCCCGACGCCAGGAAACGTCGCTCACTCGGTGACGCTTCCGCTGACGCTCGCTGCGAACGACACCCTGGCTGTGTCGATTTCCCTCTCCGGAGATGGCACGAGCGTCGGACAGGTTGCCTTGGCGCTCGCACGCCGGAACTAGCGATAAGCCGCACTACCACTAGGAGGAAAAGTGAGGAAGTACGAGATTCAGGCTACGGCGCTTGGGCTCCAGGTCGGGGATACACTGGAGTCTGACGATGAGTTCTATGCGGACATCGCCAAGTCGGGCATCCTGAAGGAGGTCACCGATGGCACGAGTGAGGGTGGAGTTCAGGAGGTCGGCGGCGCTGAGGGGGATGGAGAGGGCGGCGCTGGAGAGGGCGGCGGAGAGAGTGCTCCAGAGGGCGAAGGAGCTGTGCGAGAGTCACACCGTGGCCGAAAGTCTCACGGTCAGGATCAACCCACATAGCATTTCAGTCGGGAGCCCGCTCGCGCTGGCCCGCTGGATGGAAGAAGGCACAGGCGTGTACGGACCTCACGGAACACCTATTGTCCCCGTACATGCCCGCGTGCTAGTGTTCCCAAGTAGTTCCGCGAAGAACGGCGTGGCTTTCGCAAAGCACGTCCAAGGGCAGAAGGCTCGTCCGTTCTTGAAGCCTGCTCTACAAGCGATTCACGAGTAGAAAGATCACCGATCACCATGAAGGATTTCACTGCAGATCGCAAGCCCGACCTCGAGTTCAAGATCAACGACGATGTCTTCTACGCCCTGGGCGACGCACCGGGTGGTGTGATCCTCGATCTGGCAGACATGTCGGACGACGAGAAGGCTAACCGCAACTCCGCTATCATGGAGTTCTTGGACACAGCCCTGCTGCCAGAGAGCGCAGAACTCTTCGCCGAGCGCATGCGCGATCCTGAGAACCCCATCACCTTCGCCCAGTTGCTGTCCATCTTCGAGTGGCTCATTGACGAGTACGCCGGAGGTGAGGAGGCAGACCGCCCTACGAAGGGTCCCTCGTCCTCATCGACTGGTGTGCGACGAACTGGGCGGAGTTCGACGGGTACTGCGCGCTCTCGAACTTCGACCCAAGAACCAGCACACTCAGACGAACCCTAAACGTTGCATGGGCGATGCTCCTCAAGGACCAGGATGAAGAAGGGAGGCGGGAGTTGTTCACGCTAGTCATGACCAAGCCCGACGACCGCCTCACTGGTGATGAGGAGATCGACAGCCTGCCCATGCCGTCGTGGTGGACGGGCGAGAAGGCTGCCTTCGAAGAGGGTCAGAAGACGATCTCTCAGCTCTCTAGTCTGCGACCGGCGGAGGCAGACTGATGGCTGGGGACAGTCCTATCGCCGAAGCGTTCGTAGAACTTCTGCCCCAGACAGACGAGGCGAAGTTCGAGGCCGCGCTCAACAAGATCGGCGACATCCTTGGTGCCAAGATCGCTGGTTCCTTCAACAAGACCACCACGGCTGCGGACAAGGCCACGTCCGCGACCAACAAGTTGGGAACCGCTGGTCAACGGGCAGGGGCTAAGACCGCATCAGGTGCGGACAAGGGTACGGCAAGCATCCACAAGATGGAGTCTGCCGCCCACCGCGCGGAAGGTACGTTCAAGCGCATCGCTGTCCGAATCACTGAAGCCTTCTCCATCTACGAGGTAGCTCGCTTCGTAAAGGAGTCTGTGGAAGTAGAGGCTGCGTACGAACGTGTCAACCGCGTGGTGGTACAGGCCCTGAAGACTACGGGCAATGCGGCCGGAATCACCATCAAGCAGTTCGACGACCTCAGTTCGAAGATGGCGCTGTCCACAGGTATCGCTGAGACTTCGATCATGAAGGCGAATCAGCAACTGCTGGCGTTCACCAACATTCGAAACATCGCAGGCAAGGGCAACGACATCTTCAACCGGGCAGCCGGGGCTATTCAAGACATCGGTGTCCGCACTGGCCTGGGTACGGTCAGTGTCGCTCGCTCGCTGGGCAAGGCCCTTGAAGACCCAGCCAAGGCGACTCTGGTGCTGCGACGTGCCAGCATCATCCTCACTGCTCAGCAGAACAAGCAGATCGACACGTTCAAGAAGAGCAACAACGTCCTGGGTGCCCAGAAGGTCATCCTCGATGCCATCGAGCAGAAGTTCGGTGGGGCAGCCGCCGCCGCATCCGACCCGATGAAGCAACTGACGGTCGCGGTCAACCAGATCCAGCGTTCTCTGGGCGAAGCGCTGCTCCCCACAGTGGACAAGTTCGCAGAAACCGTCATCCACCACGTTCCGCAGATCAAGGAGTTTGCGGAGACGGTAGGCAAGGTTCTCCAGGCCGCGATCAAGGCTGCTACCCCTGCCCTGCGCGCACTGGGCAAGGCGATCGAGTACGTAGCCGGAAACAAGAATGTTCAGGATGTTCTGAAAGGTGTGGCCATCGGCCTGGGGGCGTTGCTCGTCGCGCACGAGGTCACCAAGTCTATCAATGACCTCAAGGGTGCGATCAAGCTCCTGATCGCCCAGCCTGAGGTTGCGATCGTCATTGGCCTGGGGATCGCATTCTACGAACTCTACAAACACAGTGAGACCTTCCGTAACGGGATTAATCGCTTGGGCGACTACGTGCAGCAGCACTTCGCCCCAGTGATGTCGTCAGTTAGTCGCATCTTCCACGAGGATGTTGTCCCGGCCCTGAAGGTGGCTGGTGACTACTTCATGCAGCACATTCTCCCGATCCTGAAGAAGGTGGGAGAGTTCGTAGGTACCTACATCGTCGTTGAGTTCAGGCTACTGGTAGCGTTCATCAAGGACCTGCTCGTACCTATTCTCAAGGTGCTGTGGAGTATCTTCAGCGTTACTATCCTCCCAGTCCTCAAACAGATCTGGGAGGTGCTGAACAACTACGTCGTACCAGCCTTCTCCTGGCTGGTCCATGTTCTTGAGAAGACCGTTGTACCGGCGATCAAGGGCTTTGCAGATTTCGTGCTATCCGCCCTCAAGTCTGTCATCGGCGTGGCAGGCAAGGTCGCCGGGGCACTGGGATTCCACGGGCTTGCAGATTCTCTCAAGAGTCTTGCGGATGGCATCGGTAAGTTCAAGACAGACCTCGACAACATCGCGGCCAACCCCATTGTCTTCCACGTCCAGGTCAAGACAGATTTCGTCAAGGGTGTGATTGGACAGGCAGTCACTAGTGGCGACAACCCGTTGAAGACCGGACAGACAGGTGCCATTGCCAAGGCGGTCGGTGGGGCTATCGACAAGGTGACCCCCAAGCCCACTGGCCCCACGGTCGCCCCGCCTCCGCAGGCGTTCCCCAGTGATGGGACTACCAAGAAAAAGAAGGCCAAGATCCATGCCAACATGGTGGAGATCGTGCGCGACACCATCTTCGCTCTCAACGATGGGCTGAAGAAGGGGTCCGAGGCTGCCAGCAAGACGGTATCGTCTCTGGAGCAGAAGATCAGGTCCTCTCTGAAGGGTACCCTTGACGAGAAGTTGACATCTTCAGCGCTGGCGTTCATCGAGAAGCAGCGCAAGGGCCTGGTCACACTGGCCGGGGCGTATACCAATATTTCCACTGCGATCAAGAACTTGAAGACACACCTGGCCACCCTGGTGACCCAGTTGAACGATTTCAAGAAGAGTGTGATCGATGCACTCCAGTCGACGTCTAGCATCGACGCCTATCTGTCAGGCAAGATCAGCGGTGGTAGCGTCCACTCCTTCGAGCACTTCCTGCAGAAGCAGGTCGACAAGATGAAGAAGTTCCGCGACGCGCTGTCTACCCTGCTGGCCCGTGGCGTAGATTCTACGTTCGTACAGACCCTGGCAGCGGGCGGGCTGGCCAATGCTCGATTTGCTGAGAAGTTGGCTAAGTCCCCGGCTGGTGATCTGGCCAAGGTGGCAAGCCTTCAGACTTCACTGGCCAGCATCCAGAAGTCCGTTGCCGACACGGCGAGTAAGAAGTTGCAAGACGCGGTTGACCGCACCAACATCCAGTTGTCTCGCGAACTTCAGACACAGGCCAAGATCCTCACGTCGATCAACGGCCTTGCCCACAAGATCGTCACGGGTCTGGCGGGAATCCTGGGGGTCAAGAACATCCCCAAGTTCGGTCGGGGTGGCTACTCCGACGGTCCGTCCATCTTCGGGGAAGATGGTCGAGAACTGGCGCTGTCGCTGAAGCCGCGGGACAGGCAGCGTAGCCTCAACCTCCTGGCCCAGTCGCCGTTCGGTGTTGGCGCGGTTGGTCGTAGTGTCCACGCACCTGTGACGGTGTACGCTGCGCCTGGCATGGACGAGGTCAGCCTGGCCCATCGGCTGTCTACGAAGATCGCTCAGCAGGTGAGGTAACAGTGACCATGGAAGCCTACGCGGCGCTGCTGACTCAGGAAGACAGCCTGGATGTTGAGCTCTGGAATGCTGCTCGGCTCAAGGCTTACGTCGACGCAGGGTTCAAGCCTAACGGTGTTCAGGTTCGTGTATCGAAGTACTGCGACGGCCTGGTGTCTGCTCTGAGCGACCCTGCCCCGGTCTACACCACTCCCAGCGACCCAGACAACCCGGCCCCTTGGTACAGCCCGGCCGACCCCAGCAGTGCAGACTTCGCCGGGCTGATGATCCTGGGTATCGAGGGGTGGGAGACAGCACCATTCACTCGTACCTTGACTGACCGCATTTCTCATGGTGCCGTCCTTGGGCGAGGACGTTACGCCCCACGGACCATGGTCGTGGACGCGCTGCTCATCGGCCGTACATGCTGTTCTCTTCAGTCAGGCCTGCGGTGGCTGACATCTGTCTTGGACAAGAACTGTGCCTCTCCGCAGGGTCGACAGATGGAATACTTCGAGTGCTGCCCTGGCAGTGCCTGCGATTCATCCGACCCGACCCCTACAGACTACAACGACCACAGGCGCATCCTTCGCCAGACAGGGCTTACCGTCGGTGTCGCCATCACCGAGAAGATCGGTAACAAGTCCTGCGCCAACTGCAAGAGCGGTTGCACCACGATCCGTGTGACATTCACCTTGGCTTCTGGTGACCCGTTCTCATACGGTGATCCGCTCTGCCAGACGCACACGTCGTTCCGTGACCCGGCCATGGATGACTGTCTGAAGTTCACCCAGGATTGCACCGACCCGTGTGCTGTTCACGACTGCCCAATCCCAGATCCGTACTGCCCCACACCTGCGCTTCCCCCATCGCTCCCCGGCTCGACCAGTTGCCAGTGCGAACCACTCACGGTGTCTGGCTCGTGCTCGGACTTCACCATCGACGACATCCCGGCCTACCAGGCAGCGGTACCTCTACTCACTATCACCACGGGAACTCAGGCGCTTCGCCGTGTCAAAGTCCGGTTCTACAACAATCCTCTAGGGCTGCCCAGCAGCGAACTGAGTGACTGTGAAATCCTCGGGCAGTTCATCGTCTCCTACATCGCCCCAGGCACCACGTTCACCGCAGACGGACGCGACCGTAAGTTCTACCTTTCATGCACCGGAGGTCGTAGGTCGAACGCAACTCGGCTCGTGGCAGGTGTTGACGGTCCGTTCCGGTGGCCGGTCCTTGAGTGTGGCTCTGGATACACGATTTGTCTCACGGCTGACGGGTCAACCTTCCCCGAACCTGTAGGCCATGAGTCCGGATACACGCTATGCTTGGTCCCGCGAAGCGCAGCATGATCACCAAGGAGTAGAGATGTCCGTACTGATCCCCAATATCGCCAAGGGGAAGATCGCCTACTACGGTGGCCTTCCAGCGGCGAATGACGCCCTCATCTGGGTGTTGTTCAGCGGTACCGAGACGGACGACAACATTCGGGACGCGGACAACCTCACGGCTGTCATCGCCACTGCGCTGGACGAGGCTACCTTCGCGGGGTACGCTCGTGTCACTGCCACTGCCGTCACGGTCACGGTGGATGACGCGAACAACTGGGTTCTCATTGACTGCGCGGACCCCTCTTGGTCTCCTACGGCTGCCCAGGCCCTCACCCGGATCGGTCTGTTCTACGACCCCGATACTACCACGGGCACCGACGCCGACCTCATCCCCATTTTCATCGACGACTTCGCACTCACCACCCCGACTTCGGGCACCGTCGGTTACACCGTGGCGGCTACCGGGTTCGCCAAGGCTGCCTGATGGCGAACGAACTGCGGGTCCGGCAGAACTTCCTCGGCGGCTTGGTCGAGGATGCTCCGCTGTCCGCAGCCGCGACGACGCTTACCTCAGCGGCCCTGGCTGCCATGGTGGCCATCGGTTCAACCCAGCACCTGCCCATCGTCCTCGACCCCGACGGCCTGTACGGTGAGCCCGAGATCGTCTACGTCACAGCCCATACCTCCACCGCCACCACGGCCACGATCCTACGTGGCCAGGAAGGCAGCACGGCCCGTCAGCATCTGCAGGACGTTCCGTGGATCCATGGCCCAACCATCACAGATTTCGCTCTAACTGGGAAGATGCTACCTTCCTGGGTAGCACCGTCGTTCCAGAACTCTTGGACCGATTTTAGCGGATCTTATAGTGCGGGATACTATTTGGACCCGAACGGGGTTGTACATCTTCGTGGTCTTATCACAGGTGGTGCTACGAACACAGTAGCCTTCACATTGCCCGCTGGATATCGCCCCGAGTACAACCACAACAGTCTGACGCTGCACTATGTCAACTCCAATACCCCTGCGATGGCATGGGTTCAGGTAAACCCCGCAGGGTTGGTGACTGTCGTAGGCAGTACCGGAGTTTTCTCTGGTTCCTATGGTGTCGGCCTCGACGACATTACCTTCCGACAGTTCGCGTGATGAGAGGCTGACATGGGCTACCCACGGTTCCAGCGCGCCCGGAACTTCAAGGTTCAGACGGCTGCGTCGGACATCACCATCACGGCTACGGCCATGGCAGCGGTGCCTGTCATCAGCGACCTGGTTCTCGAAGCCCAGTCGGGTGATGTTCTGGAGATCGGTGTTCAGACACGGTGGGACACAGGATCGATGTATGGTCGTCTCGTGGCGGCTACCATCGTCAGTGGATCACCTGTTTCATACGCTGGTGGGTCTTCCGCTGGGCTTGGATCCTGGCTTGGGCTCACTGGGGCCTTGACCAGTATCGGACCTCCCGCCTTCCTCACTCTCGGTACCGGCGACATTTCCAACGGAACTGTCACGGTACGGTGGTACGCCCGCCTCGATTCTGCTGGGTCTCGCGTGCTGGGCTACGCCGCTGACCTTACCCAGTTCTGGGTGAAGAACCTCGGACCGGCAGACCCGCACTGACATGTCCTACTACGATGAGGTTAGGGCGCTTGCCCCGATGGCCTTCTTCAAGATGGCCTCGACAGGGAGCACTGAGCCTGATCTCATGGGTGGGTCTGCGGGAACGTACAGTGGGTCCCGAACAGGTGGTCAGGCCACATTGTTTCCTGGATCTGATGGGGGGAATGCAGTCACCAGTGGTGGGCTGACTTTTCGAGGTGGCCTGGTCCTACCAGGAGCTGGAACGTACGAGTTCGGTGGTACGTCGCCCTTTTCTATCTCATACTGGGTGCAGTTTGCTTCGGTAGATACTACGTTCAGTCGCCACCTGGGCACTGAACGTAGTTCAAACGGTTGGATGGCTACGTCCCACCCCACTGCCGGTATTTCATTCACAAGATTCACAAGCTCAGGCGCTCAGGAAGTCTACAAGACAGATGGTTCAAATATTGTAGCGGGTGCCTGGTATCACTGTTGTGGGATTTTCACCGGTTCCACTTTGACACATATTGTCAACGGTCAGAACAGTGGCCCTTCAGCCTCCACGGGTTCGCTGTCGAGTACGTCGAGCAATACCCTCAAGGTTGGGGGCACCGACGACTCTACGAAGACTGCAACGATTTGCGATTTCGGTGTGTGGAACCGAGCCCTGACCGCGGATGAAGCCGCCATCTTATTCAAGGGTCCGAAGCGCGCGAAGGTAGCGTACTGACATGTCCTACAGTGATCGGGTAAAGTCCCTGGGGCCATCAGCGTACTTCCCTTGTAGGGAACAATCGGGTGCTGTCGTCGATGTGATGGCTGGGCTGTCCGGTGCGGTGACAGGCTGTTCTCGCGGTGGTTCTGCTCTTCCTGGCGGCAAGGGCCTCACCATGGCCGACAGTCGAACCGTGGGCACTGATTACGTGACTGTGGCAGACCATGCGAACATTCGGGCGACAAGCTCTTTTTCTATCGAGTGCTGGACCACTTTCCATACCTTGCTTTCGGGCACCGATCAGGTGTGTTGGTTGAACAAAGGGTACACGAGCCACACAGCCCCTTACTACGAGTACGGTTTCTTCGCTTCCCCGACTTCACTCGGGGCCTCCACGTATGCCTACGATTTCAACCTTGACGTTGGCGGTTCGTTTACCGTTGTTGAAGTTATTGGCCCGCAGTTTGTTCTTGATACCCCGTATCATTTTGTAGGGACATACGATGGCGCAACGGCTACGATCTATGTCAACGGAGTAGGGACGTCAATTTCCGTCTCAGGAGCTGCCGGAGCATTTGCTACACCTCTTTACTTTGGGAGATATGCCAACGTCGGTCCGACTACTGGAGCCCCTTGGCACAACGGGAACATCAGTGACGTTGCGGTGTATCACCGAGCGTTGACCTCTGCTGAAGTTCTTCAGAACTACAAGATCGGTCTGCGTGAAGGGGTCTTGGCTGGGGGGTACGGCTGATGGCTGCCTATGGTTCAAGTGGGTACGGTACTGCTGCACGGGTAATCACGTCTGTCACGAGTGCGGCTGTCTTGGTCGCGGGCAGTCTGGCCACTGAGACGGACACGGGTCTTCATGGTACGTCGTCGATCGTACACGTAGGCAGTCTGGCCACCGAGACGGATACGGCCTATGCCGGTGCGCTGACTATCAAGTGGGCGGGCCAGCAGGCCACAGAAACAGACACCCCAGGTGATGGTGACCCTGCCGCTACGGTTGCGGGCCAGCAAGCCACAGAACTCGACGTACCCCGGAAGGGCTATCCCCAAGGAGACAACCAGGTCTTCTTGGATGAACTGATCCAACTCTACAATGGTGAAGAAACCACAGCGGTACTCACCCACTCCTGCGGGGCGAGCCGGCTCTGTGCCATAGAGAACGAAACTTCCCTCAACTACACCCGTGTGAGGAATGACTTCTCCGCCGCTGAACTGGTGGTGTCTCTTCTTGGCGAGGATGACGAGTTCTGTGACGAGTGCGTAGGGGCTGTCCGTACATGGTGTCATGAGCTCCACATCCTCCGCGGTGACAGTGAGGTGTGGTCTGGTCCAGTGACCTACGTGTCTTCCGGCCGAGACGATGTGCAGATCCTGGCCCGTGACAACATGGCATGGCTCGACCGTACCCCCATCAAGGTTGAACTGGACGTTGACGAAATGGACCTGGTCGACATCGCGGCGAAAGTTATCACCGACAACATCACCCCAGACACTGGCGCGGGCTGTCTCGTCATCGAGAAGAGGGCCACCGGGGTCGTTCCAGAGGACGGGTACTACCGGGACGTAGGCGAAGGCTACGTGGGTGACGTGCTTCGCGACCTGGTCAACCTCGGCTTGAACTTCACCGTGCTGGGCCGCAAGTTGATTCTGTTCGGGGTCAAGCCGTTGGCCGACGTGGGCAGTCTCACCGAAGATGATCTGCTGGGCGACATCCGGGTGGTCGAGGACGGGGCCACTGCCGTGACTGAAGCCGTGGTTGTGGGCAACGGGGCCGAGGGCTACGCTTCGGTAAACGGAGTGTGTGGGGAGGTCGGGTTGATCGTCAGCAACGACACGATCGAGACTGACGAGGATGCAGAAGCCCTGGCCAAGTGGTACGTCGCGTCCGGCTACCCCACCCCTCTGCAGATCGTCATGCCTCCGGACACGACGCTTTCTCCTGAAGCCAATCTTCGTATGTCCGATCTGGTGCCTGGTGTGTCTGTCCAGGTGTCCATCGACTGGTCCTGCCGCCCTGCCTTCGCTGAGATGGTCCTGACGGGTATGAAGGTCGACGTAGCCACCACCGGGGAGACCGTGAGTGTCAGCCTGGAAACACTTGAGTCCCAGCCGCCCGCGGTGACAGCATGAGAAGGACATCTAGGCCCAAGACCTTCGAAGCCTGGATCAGCAATCTTGACGAACGCCTCCGTACCATAGAGACCCGTCGCCGTCTGCTACTGGGCGGATTCAGCATGGAGTCGGATTCCCCCGGCACACTTCTGCTGAAGAACGTTCGTACTGGCGAAACCACTTCGCTGGTTCCTGGTGCTTCGACCACAGTTGTCGAGGCTGGCACCAACGTCACGGTCACCGGCACCGGGTCTTCTAGTGATCCGTACGTGGTCAGTTCCGAGAGCGTAGACGCACCGATAACTTTCGCCCTCGACGTTGTCATCAAGCTCGGCCCTGCTGGGGTGGCCACCAATGTCTTTCCCAGTGGATCATTGATCCCCTTCGACTGCCGAAGTTCTGAGTGGACGCTACGGTGTAACGTCAATCATCTGCCGACTGGATCGCCTCTAACCGTCAACGTGAAGCGGGCTGGGTCGACTATCGTTACGATCAGCGTGCCCCCGACCGGATCTATCAATTCAGTATTCACCGCAGTTGATCTTCTAAAGGGCGATCTGCTCACCTACGACATCACCAGCGTAGGTAACGTTTCTCCCGCATGGGACGTGGCTGTCATGATGGTGGCGACCTGATGCTCATCTTGCCCTCGAACTATGGTGACATAGTCCCCGTCCGTAGCGTTGTTCCCAGTGGCGTGATCGATGACTTCGAGCGTGATGACGGATGGCCTGGTGATCGACCGGCGACTTGCCTGAACATGTACGAGTCTATGAGTCCGGACAACCCCCCATATTTGAAGGATGGCAACTGGCAGGGCACTCCGCCAGACGGGTACGACGCCGGGGCCTGCATCTACCTGGGGCCAGGCGCGCAGAGCATCAGCTTTGAAGTAGAGAACGCCAGTAGTCTGCACGGTGACCAGAACTACTGGGTGGTTCAACTTCTCAAGAAAGGTCTCACAGACCCTGATGCCTATGTGAACTTGCAACTGGAGGTCAGCCAGCGCAACAGTTTTCTGGTGAACTACTACTCTAGCAGTGCGATTTTCCCCAACATCTATGATTCTGGCGGAGGTATGCCGTACGGTGCAATCTGGCGCTGGTTCTTCACGGCTACTCCTCTTGTCGGCGGCGTGGGGTGGTTGATAGAACGAGAGAACATCGATGGAAGTGCTCATACGACCGTCATGTCTGGGAGTACGAGCACGTTCGCCCCAGACGGTGAATTCATGCTGATTCAGGCTGCCTACGGCACGAAGTTTCGTCGTTTCGATCGACTCGGGTCCCAGACTGACTTCGGGTACACCGGAGGCATTCAGTCGTACACCGTTCCTCCTGGAGTTACATCGCTTACGGTAGAAGCCTGGGGTGCCCAGGGTGGGTTCACATACAACGACCAAGGTGGTCACGGGGCGTATGTGAAGAGTTCCATCCCCGTCACTCCCGGTGAAACCCTCTACATCTTCGTTGGCGGAAATGGCGACAGTTTCTCTACGCCGGGATGGAACGGTGGGGGCCATGGAGCTGATGCTTCTGGCGGCACCGGAGGAAGCGGTGGTGGAGCAACTGATATTCGCCGTGCGCCCTACGGTCTGGCAGATCGTCTCGTCGTAGCAGCCGGTGGCGGCGGTCGCGGTTCTGGTGATGGTGGTCGGCCTGGTGGCGACGGCGGTATCACCACCGGAAGCAATGGTCTCACTGGCTACTTCGGTATGGGTGGAACTGGGGGAACTCAGACCGCCGGTGGAGTGAATGGCGGGGCACTGGGGCTTGGTGGAGACGCCCTAGGGCCTGGCAGTGTAGGTGTAGGATTCTCCTATGGTCAGGCCGCAGGTGGAGGCGGTGGAGGATACTACGGCGGGGGCGGCGGGACAGGCGAAGGTAGTTCTGGCGGTGGCGGATCGTCACACACTAGCGGTACGCTGCTGGCCAGCACCGCTGGAGCCAGATCCGGTCACGGTCGCCTCAAGATCAGTTGATCACCTAAGGAGAATAGAATGACCGCAGCGTGCGTGAGTAACTGTGGGTTCCTGGTCGATGGGGACGGCAACCTGTCACTCAACCTTGGATCTGCCCCAGACACCGCAGACATGACTCTTGGTGAAGAGGTATTCTGTGACGGGGACGGTAAGCTCCGGGTCCCAGACTATGGAGCAGCCGTGGTCGTTTCGGCCAGCGGTTCTGGCAACGTCGATGCGGGGTACGCGGCCACCGGGGGCACGGCCTACCGTTCTCTCACCGAGACATCGCTCTCCTACACGAACAACACAGCCCGAACTCAACTGGCTCTGATCCGGGCCCGAGCGTTGGGGTCACGAATTCGTTGCACTGCTGGGAACTCCATCATCGTGGGTCATTCCCTCCTGCACGCCGTGGGCAGCGTCGCACCCGTCCCTGGTCCCAGCGACTACCTCTCGCTGGCCTTCTTGGACCCGAGTTTTCTCACGGCTACCGGCACCGGGGTCTTCCTCGACCAGGGCTTCCCTCCTGGCCCGTACAACCGGGTCGTCACGCTTCTCAGTGGTCAGGCCATCAGCGTGAGATACTCGATCGGTTACCGCACCGGGAACTTCCGGTCCGACTCTCAGAACGCGGTAGAAGTCGACGGGGCAGAACTCACACTCATCGCAGTTTCATAGAAAGCAAGGGATCACCATGCCCGCTGAAGCAACCTATCCGTTCGAGCAAGCGAACAAGTACCACCAGGGGCGAGCCGGCCAGACCAGCGTCATTGTCGTCCACTGCACCGATGGTCTCGAGAGTGGCAGTGGCGACACGGCCAAGAACGTCCAGGACATGTTCGCCCACAACACTCGCGACGCGTCGACTCACCTGGTCGCCAACCAGATTCACACGTTACGTTCAGTCCATGACTGGGATACGGCCTGGGCTGTGGTCTACTTCAATGCCATCGGTCTGCACCTAGAACTCGTAGGTCTTTCGAACCAGACCAAGGACCAGTGGCTCGACCCCATCAGCAAGGCCACATTGCTCAACGGGGCGAAGGCAGTGGCCGACTGGTCGTTGCGGTACAACGTTCCTGTAAACAGATTCCTTACGGTACCTGAACTTCAGGCCGACGCCCCGCACGGTTTGACCACACACGTCGACTGTGATCACGCCAAGCCTTCAACCGGTCACACGGACCCAGGCATCAACTTCCCGCGCGACATCTTCCTGGGCATGGTCAGTGATGCGCTTCGTAAGACCGCACCTGCCCCGATCAAGCACGACAATCCCTTCCTCGCCTGGGCCTTGCCGTGTGGTCCTGGATGGGGTGTTCCGCCGCTCGCTCCGTCCAACCGGGTGAAGTTCTTCCAGTGGGCTGCGGGTATCCCGGTAGACGGCATCTACGGGCCACAGTCGGAGGCCATCTGCAACGCGATCAAGCGTCGCCTTGGCCTCCAGCAGAACGGTGTCGTGGACTGGGCTCTCATCGCCCGGCTCAAGGGCATCAGGCGATAAGGTGTTCTTCGGAGCGGGGGGAGATGGGGGGTTGCCTATTTCAGCACTGAGCCAGTACGGCATCGCTGGCGTTCTTCTCAGTATTCTTCTCTGGTTCGCCTGGTACGCCTACCAGAGTGAAAGATCTAGGGCCAACGCCAACGAGTTGGAAATCCGTAGACTGAATACTATCATCGCCGAACAGACGGTCCCAAGCCTTGAGAAAGCAACTATCGCACTAACGAACGCCAACGATACTCTAAAAGAAGCCGCAGTCGCAATCGCGTGGTATGATCATGCACGCGGTGAAATATCTAATCTTCGAAAGAAGAATACAACATGAAACGACAATGGGGGAGGAAAAAGCCATTCCGTGGCCCTACTACCGGGACAGACCGAGTTGAAGAACTCGCCCAACAGATCAAGAAACTGGCAGATGAAATAGCCGTATCGATCCAAGCCATCCGAGAAAAGGAATCAACAAGGTGACTGACGAAGAGTCTGTCTATCCGGTGCCGGTGACCAACGACCCTACACTTCAGGACGCACTTCTGGCAGGACTGGCAGCATCAGCGAATGATCTGCGAGCCGTGGCCAACGGACTGTATCGATCGGCTCTTCTTTCTCGACTGGAAAAGGTTATCGCTTCGGTTATTCTCCTGGCATCCTTTGCAGGTACGATCATCTCGCTGTTTGTCCTTATCAGCCTCCACGGTATCGCTTCTACGAACAGAGACAACAACGGCATCACGCGCCAGAACACTGCAACGATCAAGGACTGCACCGACCCAACTGGAAAATGCTATCAGGAGAACGCATCGCACACCGCCCTTCTTATCGCACAACTCGAGGCAGCCACGTTCGTAGCAGTCGAGTGCGCAGACCAGTACGACGGGAGGGCTGCTATCGACACCTGCATCACCACCAGACTTCATCACTAGGAGATCATCATGGCAACACGGAAGGCAGCAGGAACATCGGCAGTTTCAACCACGCCTAGGCAGCAGCAGAAGCCTTGGCTCGAGACCATCACTCCCACGGCGGTTGTCGTAGTCATTGTGGTGGGCTTGGTCACGTTAGCCCTAGGATTCACAGCCTGTGCGCTGTATCTCCAAGGGCGACTGGACACGGCCAAGGATTGTGCGATTCAGGCTGGAGCGGCCATGACCGCCCTGATCGCGCTCACCAGCAGAACACGGCCCGATCCGGCTGCTACGATCGAGCAGCCTGCTGATGTCACTGCCAGCCCTGCGCCTGGCGATTAGTCCGCCTGGCCCCTGAACCCGCCGCCCTGCGGGACCAGCGCCCCCTTGACCGTCGGTGATCCGGTTGAGGGGGCGCTGCTGCGTGGGGCTGGGCTGGCCTAGGCGCGGATGCCGGTAGAACTCTCTGTACGCCGTTCTAGAGCCCTGTAGGCCCCTGGCAAGTACCCAAACTGCCCCTAGGCCGTCTCGAGGGCTCTAGAACGGCGTACAGAGACTCAAGACTAAACGTTCAGCGAGGGGCACCGGGAACGTGGACCCGGTGCCCCTCGCCTTCTCCCAACCACAGGAGTCTATGTTCGCCCGCTCCGGCGAATGGTATCTGCTCTGTTCATGCTAGCACCACGATGAGGAGCCAGCACAGCAGACCCATGAGAAGAAGGCCAGCGCTGCTGAGCATGAACTCTCCGAAGAGCGTAACCCGAAGTCCTCGGCGGGCCAGGTAGCGGGTGATCATGCCGACGCCCCCGTCTCGGTGATGGAGCGGGCGGTGGCTCCGCACTGGGAGCATTCGAGGTTCTCGTAGTCGAGGCTGCGGCTGACGTAGAAGAACTCGTCGCCATTGCACTTCCGGCAGATGATCTGCTGGCCGAACGCGTTGCGGTTCTTGTGGGCGACCATGGGCTCTTCACCCATGACGAGAGCGGTGGCCACCACTCGGCGACGGTTGTTCATGATCTCGACAGTGGCCACGTGGAAGGTCTTGCCGTTGGCGTCACCTATGGTCGAGTAGTGAGCGTTGTGCCGCGCGTGGGGCACCGAGTGCTTGAGTTCCTCAGCGACGGCCTGCACGACCTGATAGATGTCGTAGCCGTAGACGCTTTTCTTGGGAACGTTGTGGACTACGGTGGTGAACAACATGGCGAACTCCTTGAGTGGTTGGGGTGGTGCTGCTACCAGGCTAGCGGTGGATGAACTCTGCCACAACAGGGGGCATCAAGTGGTGATCTTGCGGGTTCCTACGGCCTCACGGCCAGCGGCGTGACCGGCTAGGCTTGCGTGATAGTCGCCAGCAGATCGGGTCTTCCCAGCGCGGCTGCCACCAAGCGTCATGTTCTTGTTGACCCAGTCCTCGACCAACTTGGTCCGGTCGCGGAGCACGAGTTCTGCGCCGGTGCCTGCCTCCTCGACGACACGGTTGTAGACCTCATTCAACCGAGACCGAACTCCGTTGCAGAACGCGAAGCAGAACTCACGGCGGGCGGCATACTTCTTCGAACCGCCCATGTCAGCGCAGATCAGCCTGCCCTCGTTTTTCCACCAGTAGTTCAGTGCTGCCTCGATCTGCACAAGAAGCGATTGAACTAACGTGGCAGCTTGTTGGACGTCGGACTGGTGACCGACCAGCCAGATGGAATGCGTGGCCCGCGCGCCCTTGTCAGTGACTAACGTTTGGAAGTTCTGGCAGTTGAATGCCTGAGACACGGCAGTACCAAGGTGAACGACTGCGGCGGCGTACTGGCTGACGAATGGGATGCGTTCGCGGATGATTGGGTCGGCCTTGGTGCCCGGACGGCGAGCGGCAATCATAGCCTCGTCGATGCCGTGCTTGAGCATGAGCTCTTCGGCCTTGCGGGTGAAGGCTTCTGCTTCAACCGGGTTGTCAGTACCTTCGGCCTGGGCCAGCAGAAGAGCGACCTTCTCGGCGATGTCCTGCGCCATGACTAGCTCCTTCGTGGTTGGGGTGGTGCTACGCCCAGGCTAGTGCCGTTGGAAGTCCGGCACAACGCTAGACATCACGCAACATTTGAATGGCGTCTGCGAATGTCGCCGCCCGCACCTTAGTGAACCCAGGCTCTATCTCCAGACTCATGAGAACTTTTTCGCCCCCACGGGTATGCGACATTTCGCGCATGTGGATACTGCCCTTGGGCTTGCCCACCAGGAGTACCACCCCGTCCTCATCGGCCATCTTCTGCCCGATGAGGATAAACTCTTCTTCAAACGGTATCAGATCAGTCATGGTGGTATGTACCGTCCGGCATCAAGCTCCAGGTTCGTTCCCGGTTGACGGCCAGTTTCTCCTTGACGGCCAGCGCCAAATGAGCGGACGTGTAGCCCCGACTGTTCAGGGAAGCGAATAGTGAGATGAATACGTCGGCCGCCTCTTCGATGGACTGGTCGTCAGCATATTCACCCGCCTCTTCTTCCACCTTGAGATGGGCGTTGGTCGTGAGATCGATCCCGGCCAGGTGTAGACCGTCAGTCCACTCTTGGACTTCGTCAGCAAGAGCATCCAGCGTCATAGGAGTGTCCATTCTGGTGCGATACCTTCCCAGTCGGGTGTAGGGTGTTGTTCCATACCTAGAAGATCACGCAGTTCTCGGCCAGCCTTGGCCGCTTCTACCCACATGACCTTGACGTCGATGCGGGTGGCCCACTCGCCAACGCCACTGGCCTTGACCTCGCGCAGTGTAACGAAGCCTGGGAACCGCTCGGCCAACTGACGGGCTGCCTTCTCCTGACCTTCCATAGTCCGGTAGATGCTGCATCCCCCACCGGCCTGTGCCCCACCGATGTTGTCCTTGGTGTGGGTGGTGAGCATGGCCGTGGGGAAACCTTTCAGCGCAGCCTGGAGACAGACATCGAAGTCTTCCATGAATTGCTGCCTGAACTGAATGCCCTCGCGGTGGAACCATTCGACGTCGTAGCACTGCACATCGAAGATTCGCTTGTTCATGGCTACCGGGATGTTGTTCCGAGGAGTGTTGTTCGCACCACCTCGATTGCATAGACCGACCAACGGTACCTGATCGAGCATGGTCTCCATCCGGTCCAGCATGACCCTGATGTCCTTAGTCTGGGCAGGCACGAACTTGGTAGGTGCATCGAGCCGCCGAACTGCAAATCGCAGGTCATCGTCGAACATCATGACCTTGGTCTGTTCCGCGTAGCCCATGATGGCCTGGCGTGTGGCAGCCACCCCTTCAGCCTTGCAGGGGAAAGCCTTGTACCCTGCGTTCGTGTGGCCGACCAGTTCGTCTGGCGGGCAGACCAGGACGCACTCGATGCCAGATGGTGCCAGTGCATCGTAGGTAGGCTGTTTTCCCACACGACCTCGTGTGGGAATGTAGACGATGGTCACGCCCGCAGCACCATTTCCCATGCGATGTAGAGGAGACTTGCAGCCCGTCTCATCCGGTAGGCCACCGTTCGATTATCTCTGACATCATCCAGTAGTTCGTCGAACTCCTGGTTCATTTGCTTCACCAGACTTTCGTTAGAAACAGGAGAATTTGCATGATCTTCAGCATAGCGGCGCATGATATCGAAGTGTGCGCCAGGTGCCGGGGTTGATTCGTTGTTCATGAGCCAGGCCATGTAGAGGGCTGAGTAGACGAAGAGATCCTCGCACGTATCGCGCTGTGACTCGTCGGGTGTGCTGCCACCGTTGGTGATGCGGTCTACCTTTCGACCGATGTTGGGCATGATGCTGAACATCTCACCCCGTCTACACCAGGAATCGCCATAGGCTTCGCCCTTCAACCTGGACATTTCGATGATGTCCTCGATGCCACGCTCCGGCCCAGCGACGACCACGGGCTCAGCCAGAAAGCGCTCTGGCTGCACGGACAGTGAGGCGCTCAAGCCCAGGTTGGTCCTCTCAATCGGAATCATGTGAGTCTTGTCGCCGGTCCACCACCAGGCCAGCACCCGCAGCCAGGACTGAAGCATGGGCTCGTAGAAATCATCGATCATGATCTCCGTACCGGCGGACAAATGTCCCATGCTCTCTGCTTCGTCGCGAATACGCTTTTCTACAACGAACCAGGCGTGGAAGAGAGTGTGTAGCGCGTCCATGTCGTCCAGGCCCGTAGCATCGAACCTAGGCGACTGATCGAGCGGTGCGAGACTTCCATCCCGGGCGATACGAGCGGCCTTCTCCCAGTGCTGCTCGTACAGGTGGAAGGAGGAGATACTGAAGTGCAAGTTGCCGATGTCGAGTCCGACCAGTCCAGAGACGATTTCGAGAAGTGTGGACCACTCGAACACGTTGATGCCTGACCAACCCCACATCGCGTCGTTGCTGCGGACAGCAACATGGAGATCGAGTTTCCCATTTCGACTGAGAAAGTGGAGCCAGTTGTTGCACGCGATGTCCTTGCCGGGCGTGCTGTCCACGCCCGGCTTCCAGATGTTGATCACGGCCTGGCGACTGCTGGGCGTATTCCGCAGCAGGTCTACGACGTAGCCCAGTTGGTCGACCGTGGCGGTGCCGACGAAGTCTTGGACTTCCCACATCCGGATGCGCGGCCCGTAGCCCGAACGCCACGTTTTTCCGTTGTCGCTGTAGTCCTTGGCGCGGGGCAGGTAGTTCGACAGCCACTTGACATCGTTGCGACCGGCGAGCACCCACATGGTCTCAGCGATCTGGGCAGCGAGGTTGTGCTTGCGCCCTGGCACCAGGAGTTCGCGGTGTTCGGGCTGGGTGAGGGTGATGCCAGTGAAGGCAAGCTCCTTGGTGGGCCCGATCCTGCTGCCGATCTCATCGCCCTCGTGGATCAAGCCATCGAAGAGAGCGGGGAGTGCACGACTCACTGTGTTGAATACATAGTTGCGACGCATGACTAACCTTTCGCATAGGCGGTTGGAAGAACTGGCTCGGGAAGCGGGCCAGGATGTGCGGGGCGATAGAGTGTGGCTCTAGGCCCCTTGACATACTTGCTGAATTCGCACAGGGTGTTCTGTATGTCCATCTTGCTGGGGGTACGCCCACCCAGGCTAGGTGTATGTGAACCTTTGGACAACGTAGTGTGAGCCCACTCGATGACATCAACTGTGGACCCGCCAGTGGCAATGGCCTTGGCTCCCCTTGCTGAGCCAGGACCCTCTACTACGAACTCATCTTCGGTGTGACGGGTTCCGTAGAAGTACATGTAGTCGGTGAGAATCTGTTGTCCTAGGAACTTTCCCACGCCGTAGTGCTGACAGAGAATAGCGTGTCGCTCAGCCTGCGTCTTGGCGTTGATGAACTCCTTAGCCGAAGAGGTTACCCGATTCGCAAGATCTACAACTTGAAGAACTTTGTCTCCCGACCGACCAGGCTGCGGAATAATCATGTACGCCCCACTGAACATCTGCTTGCCCGTGTCGCGTCGCACGCGCATAAGATCCAAGACGTGCTGCTGATTGTCAGCGTCGGTGGGGTAGTGACCCAGCTGTTCTTTCAACCATCGCCAGGTGTCTGGCCAGTTCGTGTAACGGTAGAGGGTACAGCGGTAGAGTGCTGCTCTGCGATCGACATTGGGCAGAAGATCAGTCAACACGAACTGACTGCCGGGGTCTAGCCAACGGAACACTTGGGTGAATTTCTTGGTGGCTAGCACCAGATCATCAGTCCACTCAGACTGTGGCAAGCCCGCCTGGCGTCGTTCGTACACGCGGTGTCGTTCATATACGAACTCTAGGTACTCCATGGCACGGTCTGGGTCGATGATCATTTCTCTTCCATCCACTCGACCGGCTTCTGGTCCTTGTGCGTGTCGCAGCGAACTCCGTCAGTGGCAGGCTGTTCGCACTGTACGACCCCACTGACCATCGCGTTCTTGTTATGTCCGATGACCCAGCCTTGGCAACGACGAACCTTCATTAGAGGTCCTCACATTGGTGCATGACGAAGGCTGTTGCCAGAACACCAACTTTCACGACATAGCCGTGACCAGTGCTGAATTCAAGACGCTCTGTGTCGGCGTGCTTAGAAGTGATCTCCGCCTGGAGTTCTTCACCGCACGTAGGGCAGTCGATCTGGATGGTCTGTTTGCTCATTTGCTGTACCTCGCTTTGTGTCCACCTTCGGCTGCGATAGGCAGACCTGCTGCCCAGTCGGGGGAGGCTGTGATGATTCGTTCTATCTTGTCGAGATCGTGCATGCCCTCGATGATGAACTCATCGTGGACAGTTCCAACAACCTGAAACCCGGTATCTTCTAGCCGGACCATGGCTTCGGCCATGATATCGCGGGCCACGGCCTGTGTGATGTTCTCGGCCATGCGACCGCCGTAGGTGCCGATGAACCCATGGCCACTGATGTTCAGATAGGTCCAGCCTTCCTTCATTACGAACTTGCCGGTCTTAGGATCTTCTACACGATAGCGCTGCCAGCGGACGCCGTGATAGTTGAGGCTACGCCCACTGGGTAGCCTCACACTCATGGTGACACCACGCCGATCGCGCTTGTGCTTGAACATTACGTGTGACCCGACCTTGCCACCCTGCGAGATGGCCTCATCAAGATTCTCCCAGAACTTGACGATCTTTGGGTTGGCCTTGCGCCACTGGCGGACCAAGAGGTTGAGCTCTTCTTTGGTGCCGTCCGCACCCATGTTCACAAGACTGTTGACCCCGCCTGCGTAGCCCAGAGCCAGCACCGCGACCTTGCCCTGGGCGCGCGTTAGTTTCTTGGAGGGAGTCGACATACGCTCGGCGGTCTCGACATAGATATCCCGCCCCTTTGTGAATGCATCCAGAGCCCACTGCTCACCAGCCAGCCAAGCGATAACGCGGGCCTCGATAGACGCGTAGTCAAACACAGTGAAAGGGCCAACAAGAAGAGGGCGAACCAGGCACTTGAGTGTCTGCGGGTCAACACGTTCTCCCAACTTCAAGGTGAGGATGGCTTCGTTCACATGGTACTCACTGGGCAGGCCCGCCCGTGGAAGATTCTGCAACTGAACACCACGGCCAGACCATCGTCCGGTGTGTGCCCCGAAGAACTTGAACTGACCACGGAGTCGCCCATCCGGGCTGACGCCACCCACTGCGGCGGAGAACTTCTGGCTGGCGGTGAGGGCCAACTCAGAGCGAAGCTCTAGCACACGTCGCTGCTCATACGTCAACTCATCGCCGGCCAAGAGTGCTTCAATGGTTGTGGCCTGCATGTTCTTGGCAGGGATACCTTCGGCCTTGACCCAGGCCATCATCTGCGGATTGCTCTTGGGATTGTCCACGCCGGAGAGTTCCGTGAACTCTTCAGCCATCTCGGCGTTGTTCTCTTCAAGGCACCGCACGGCTTCCTTGGCCATGTCGAGGTCGATGTTTACCCCGCGATCATTCATGCGTTGGTCGGCCATGAACACTCGTCGTTCTGTGAGATTGGGCCATCCGGCCAGCCCGCCCATCTGGCGACAGACATCCATCAAGGTGTAGACGTCCTGCTCACAGTAGTCAATGAAATCCATCCACTCCTTGGGGTGTGTGGTCCAATCGTTCCATCCACCCTTACGGTTCGGTTTGCAGAACAGGTTGATGAGCCGATTGCCAGCCTCATCCTTCTGCTCACCGCCTAGAGCCTCAGCCAGTGGTGCCAGGCTGCGTGGCCAGCCCTGCTCAGCAGCGATCGCTGCGGTGTCGTACCAGGGCTCCGGGTCGAGGAACTTGTGGCAAGGCAGACCGATGATCTGGCTCGTTACGATACGCTCGAACTGTGCGTTGTGGGCCACCTTGATCACGTTGTCGTCGGTCAGCCCAGGGATCTCGAGACACTCTTCCTGGCTGAGAGCCAACTGAACCTGGTCACCGTTGAAGGACCACGCGCACATGAGAGCACGGAAATCTGGGCACTGAACATACGCGTAGACCCCGAACTTCTTGAGATCCACTCTGGCCCGAGTCTCATAGTCCAGATACAGCACGTCTACCATGTTCATCCTTGTGGTTGGCTACCCCCAGCCTACCGGGGTATGAAGGTTTGAACTACTTCTGGCGCGGTATGTGAATCCATCCAGTTCGGGGGTTGGTGCGGACGATTCCGGTGTCCGCCCACTTCGCCATCAACTGGTTATCCATCTCCCGGCGCTGTTCTTCCACCCGCTCCGAGAAACTCCCCTTGTCGCCCATCTTGAACTTCCACATGATATTCTCGGCCCGGATGAAACCCAGGCCGTACGCAATGTGTTGAACGACAAAGTCGAAGTCTTGGCCGCCGAGGAGAAGACTTTCATCGTGTCGGAGATGACGGGCAGGGCCGTACGGAACGTAGACAACCCAGCCTGCAACGTGCCCGTGTCGGGCGACATCAGGCCCACCCTTCTTCCAGTATGCATTGAACTCCTTGGCGGTGATACCTACGCTGGCCTTGTTCTCTAGCGTCAGGCGGACCAGCATATCAAGCGCGTCCATCGGATCGATGTGTACGGCCTTGCCGTCCTGCGCGAGCTTCACGTTGACCGGGTCATCTTCGATAATGAGGACATCGGCATCTAGAGCCTGGCCCGCATCGAGGATGGTGTTCGCGGCATGGCCCGCCCTGACGTCACTACCACGGGCGAGATGAACTGCCCCATGTGCCCAGTACTCATCGAACTTGTCTAGCGGAACGTGCCAAGTCGCTTCGACGATCGGGTGTGTGGCCGCGTTCTGCGGACGATACGCGCTGGGAATGCCGATGTAGACCTGCCGCCCGGCGATCTCGTGAATCACAGGACACCGACTCGCTCGTCGACACGCCTCCAGAAATCTTTGATATTGATCTGGAACCTAAGCTTTCGCTCTTTTCCCCATGGCTTGAGAGACGCGGTGCCCTCGCCATATCGCTCGTTCAGCCGGATGACTGTGTCTAGAGCGTTGGCATTGAAGGTGCCGTTGTCCGGTGCCTGGCAGCCACCTGGCTGGAACCTCGCACCGACGGGCACGGCGAGCACACCCTTGTCCAGCATGGGCCGAACGCCGGTAGCCCAGCCGGTTCTCATGTGGGCCTCACAGTCCTCAGCCAGCCGGAGCTCCTTGTCGAACCCACCCAACTTCCCCAACAGTTCGTTGCGAATGAGGCGTAGTCCCGCGGTCATGTTAGACTCGGTCGGCACCACCCGGTCAGGCATCTCAAGGAGTGATGCCTGGTAGAAGTTGATCTGGCGCTTCCAGGCTGATACGAAGTTCAGACCCCAGTAGTTGTCCATGGCTTGCATGAGATCGGTGGTGTTCCCCGGCGCGATGTGATCGTCGTCGATCTGGTAGTGGTACTCGTGGCCACGCTCGATGGAATCCATCAGGGCTGCCTGGCGGGCAGCGCCGATACCTTTCTCCTCGACGCCCAGGATCTCGACCTTGCCCTTGGTGGCCTCCAAGTATTCCTGCACCTCTTCGGTATCAACGACCAGAGTGACGGGCAGGCCAGTCGCCAGCCACGATGGCATTGTTCGGGGCAGGATCCAGGTGCGGCTCTTGGACGGGACGTACAAGCGGGTCATATTAGTTCCTCGAGTTGGCGCTGGATCTCCGGATCGGGCGGAGGCAGCGGGGCAAGGTGGACATGGTCTGTAGGGATGGGGATGTCCATCGGGTCACCCCTGCGGCCCACCCCCGAGTGAATGCGATCATGCAGCGCGCGGATGGCGTACCAGAGCGGATCGTCATCGTCAGGGAACTTCTCGCCTGTCTTGTCGAACATGTTCTCGTAGACATGGCGTTTTTCCCAGTGTGCTTTGAACTGTCCCCAGTCCATGTCGCGCCAGTGGGGAATTTTGGCTGGCTCAGTGTCGGTCATAAGACCACCACTTCTTTCTGTCTACGGCCCCAGGCTGCACACTCGCTGGCGGAGGTCATGTAGAGATCGAGGTCACTACCGTGGCCAATGGTGTCGTGGATGGTGACAGTACCGAAGCCAGGGACATAGAGACGCTGGCCGAACTTCCACTTTCCCTTAGGTCCAGCAGCCATGCCGGGTTCGAGGGTAGAACCGTCTGCAGCCTTAGAACCGTCGGGCAGGTAGCACGTCACGCTAAGACTTTCGGTGTAGCCCTTGGGTGCGATCTCGTCTCGCGAGCGACTAGCACGTGTGGGGCTGGGGCGAGGGTCGCTGTGCGGCGTTCTAGAGCCCGCTGGGCTGGCGGGGGCTACTGGGCCAGGCACCAGGCGGCAGAGGGGCGGCAGACAGACGTGTACAGAGTTCTGCGGGGTAAGACTGGCTGTAGGTGTGGGCGTAGCGGCAGGGTGGGGAGTTGAAGCGTATCGCGCGGACACTATCATCAGCAGGCCCAAGATTTCCCAGACGAGAATGATGCAGAGGGACAGTAGCCGAATTCTGTCAGTCATGCGAACTCCTTGCGTTGGGTGAAGAGTCCACTGGCCGAGCGAGGGGTCACCCCACCCGGCCAGTGGACCTGATCTCTAGCCTAGATCAGGCTGCCCTCGTCCTCGGCATCGTCCAGTGCGGAGAACACGTCCTCGGGCTTGCTGCGCCCGTCGAGGTGGTCGCCGTCACGCATCTTCTGCACGTGGTTGAGGAAGAACGTCACGCCCTTGTTCCCGGAGTTGCTGTACGGGAACGCAGAGATCGCCACGCGGGCGTAGCAGCCCGAGTAGAGGTCGCTGCGATCGGTGATCGGGTTGAGAGCACGGTCGACCAGACCCGGACGTTCCTTGCTGGAGCACGACATGTAGTAGTGCCCGGCGAACTCCGGAACCTCGTCCAGGTCCTTCTCGGTGTCGCCGTCGTGCAGGGTGACCTTCAGGTTGGGCGGGATCTTGCCGCCCCAGGTCTTGCCCTTGCCGACCTGCTTCGCGGCCTCGATCGCGTCCTTGATCTTCTTGATCGTGGCCTTGTCGGACTTGGGGATGAGGATGGTGACCCCGTACTTGTCCGGGTTTCCGTCGTCGTCCTTGCGCGGCTCGAACAGGTAGGCGTACGAGAGGCGAACCTCGCCCGTGACAACGGTGTTGGTGGCTTCCGCCATGATATTCCCCTAACGTGGGATTCGGTGTGTTGATGGCCTACTGGCCTTCAGGGTGTTGCGGGTGGTGCCCTGCCAGGCTACCGCCACATGAAGACGGGGCCAACCCCTAGAGGCTGACCCCGTCTTCGCCGGCTAGATAAGGTCGGTGGCCTCGGCCGGCTTCGCCTTGGGCTTGGCGGTGGCCTTCGCCGCAGCCTTCTTGGCCGGGGCCTTAGTGGCTGCCTTCTTTTCGCGAGCGGGCTTGACAGCCGTCGGGAGAGCCTTGATCGCAGCGAGGGTGTCCTTGAGCTCCTTGCCCTCGGCGGTGGTCTCGAGCTTCCACCACGCCGACGTGGTGATCTCGAGGGCCTTGGCGATCTGGACTCGACCGTAGCCCTTCTCCTCGCGGGCCTTGCGAAGACCGTTGGCGTAGGTGGCGTCCTTGGCAGCAGCCTTCTCGGCGTCGGTCTTGGTCGAAGTTCCGGCCATGGTGATCTTGCTCCTTGTGAGTGGGTGATCGGGCTGGGATAGCCCTAGACGGGATCAACGTACCATGGCCTGATTCTGTACGCAACAGGCCATGGAGTCTAAGTGGACCGAGGGCGAACTCGGCTTGTGAACGGCTCACCAGCGCAAGCCTCAGCGATGATCTCCTTGGTCCAGATGGTGGGCAACGGCAGTTCCACCACACCCTTCTTGTCAGGCAGCAGACCCACCCGGTACGACTTCGCAGTGCAGCCGTCACAGATGGGAATGAGGTCACGACGACGGTGATAGAGGGCCTCGCGCGCAGCCCGCATCCGGGGATGCTGCCAGATGGCTTCGATGCCTTCCTCGACCACGTTGCCGATCTTGTAGGTACCCGGCCAGTCGTTGCAGCAGAGGGCCACATTTCCATCCCAGCGTACCGTGATCTCACGGAAGGGCTTGGCACACCTGGACTTGTTCATGGACCGATCGAGTGGACCGGCGTCGCCCGCCGAGTTGTGAACATCACTGTGCGTCCCAGCAGTGGCTTCGTTCAAGTCCTTGAGAATGACGATGCGATGGCCGTTGTACCGCGTGTGTGGACTAGCCTTCTTGTCGTCTGGGTAGAAGTAGACATCGAAAGGACATGCACCTGTGTCGTAACCGATGTTTTCGAGCAACCGCTCGATCATACGGTTGGTCTCGTAGTCGTCCAGGGCCAAGGTGTTCAACCCAGCCTTGAACAAAGCTTCGACCTTGGTGACCGTGTCCATCAGCAGCCCGCCACCGTTAGACGTGACCAATGTGTAGAATGGCCCGAACGGTTCGATGAGCTGAGGGAGGTTCGGGTGTAGTGTGGGCTCTCCATGGACAGCGAACTCTACGCGAGGGTTCCACCCCAGAGACTTGATCTGGTCTGCCACAGACTCAGCAATGGCCGGGTCCATGAGATCCACCCCACGCTGCTTCTGGCCGTAGCCGATCGAGTGGATGCCACAGAAACTACAGCCTAGGTCTATTGCAACCCTGGCAGGGTTCCATTTGGATTGCGAATGGGGCTTCCTGTTCAAAGGTTGTCATGGGCGTCACCTCCTCTAAAGTGGGCCGTGGATACGCGCTTCGCGCACACGGGCTGCTCGACGGTAGTTCTCTCGTTGTTCAGGTGTTCTTTTCTTACCCTTGTTGGCTTCCGACATCCTAGCACGGGTTTCGTCAGAGACGCCTTGTTCTGCAAACCGTTTTCGCTGTGCGGCTGAAATCGTAGCTCGCTTTGATTCGTCTAGTTGTCGATGAATTGCATCCTGTTTGAGGTGACAACTTCTGCAGAGTGGATGATATGCGTCAAGTCGCTCTACGTGTGCGCGTGCGCCGAGAATATCGCTGTACTCTGGTTTGAGCGCCCAGTCGAGAGCCTGCGCATTGCAGTTCGTACACTGAAACTCCTTGGCCTTACCGAACGTAAACTCCAGGTGACGATGCCAGGCCCAGTAAGGGTCCTGTGCGTTCTTCATCACCCGTGTTGTCATCCGAACAGCCGCCAATACATGTCGAGCCACGACTGTTCGGCCTGGTGCTGTGTCCAGCACTGGAGTGTCACGCCTAGGTGCGGGTAGACGTCGATGGACCAGGCGCGGTCGTGCATGAGGACAGCCCGCTCGTCGTTGCAGATGCGGAGATCTGCCTCCTTGACCTCCATGGGCATGCCAGGCGGTAGACCGTAGTTCGAGAAGATGGCCCCCTGGAGGTTGTCCTCGACTACCCTGTAGTGCGTCAAAGCAGGCTGTAACTTCAGAGGACGGACCAGATCGCCCATGTACGCCTCTGTTGCATCATGCAGCAGGGCCACACGGGCAAGGTCGTACTTCTCCTGGTCTACGAACCACCCCGCCATGAGAACGCAGTGTTCCGCCACGCTGTAGAACTCGCGCGTGTGGCCACCGTACCGGCAGATCATAGAGATCGCATGGCTGATGTCTCGCAGTTGGATCTTGTGTCGCTCTGGGTTGAAGATATCGAACATCTCACCGGTGAACGTCTGGATGACCGAGTTGGTCACCGTGTCCGGGTCAGAGTAGGTCATCTGCCTGTACCTCTTCTCCAAAGATGGAAGCGGCCTCGCTCTCGCGGTTGAGTGCAGGGCGATTGTCAGTGTCGGGAACCAGGCTTGGCTTCCCCTTGGACTTGGGGTAGAACACACCGAGGGTCTCAGTGAACCCCTTCTTGCCGAGCAGGCCCTCGAGAACACCGATACCCACGATCTTGCGGGTGGTGATGTCGTCGAGTTTGAAACCCTTCTCCTTGAGGGTATCGAGGACAGCCGCTTCATCGTTACACGTTCGACGACCACCAGACATGACGACCTTCCAACCTGGAATCTTCTGGTCCAGGTCGTAGGCCCGGTGCAGGGCAGTCGCCTCGAATGAGTTGACCCAGTCCTTGATGCGCGGTATCACCTCGAGCAACTCCGCAGTCTCTTCTGGCGTGAGAACAGCAGGGTCTGACTCGAAGTCTACTGGGGTGTCGTCGAAGATAGACTCAATCTGTGCGCGGCACTTGCCGCTCAGCGGGCACCACCGGCACGCCTTGGCAGAAGGACCGTAGGGCGCGTCGGGCAGCAGGGCGACCTTAGCGATGGGGATGATCTCCTCACGCCAGGCCAAGATCTCCTGGGTGGTGAGAGTTTCCATGCTGATGTGTGGGTCACCGATGGAGTTCTCGATGCGTGGCTGCACGATGACGAGAGTGACTTCTTCTACCGTACCAAGGATATCGTACTCATCTAGGATGCCCAGGCCGTACAACCGAGTCTGGCTGTTCTCCTCAGCGTCGACCTGAACACCTGCACCGTACTTGAAGTCTACTACGTAGATGTGCTTGGGGGAGACCAAGGCTGCGTCAGTCGTACCCCACGAACTGGGCACGCCCGTGTCAAGCCGCTGTTCGAAGAAGATCTGGGTACCGGGGTGCTCGTCGTAGAAAGTCTGCAGCACCTTGAGCCATGTGTCGACATGTCCCCACATCTCGTTCTCCATGTGGGCATCGACGCCGTTGTCCTTGCGCCACTTGTTGAGCTCTCGCTTGCCCTGCTCCTTGGTGATGTGACCGAAGTGGACACGTCCCCTGATCTCGGCAAGCGCGTGGGCGATAGTGCCTTCTTGTGCATACCAGTCGCCCTCGTCGTCGCCGGGCGGCAGTGCCTCGATCTCAAGGACAGAAGCAGGGCACGAGATCCAGCGTTCACTCGCACTGGGCGAAAGTCTGGCGTGCTGATGGTCTTCGCTCATGATGTTCCTTTTGATGTGGTTGGGGTGGTCGGCCCTGCCCCAGGGGGAGTTGAGGCAGGGCCGACCGATCTAGGGTACACCCTAGACGACGGACTCCTCGTTGATGATCTCGAGGAACTCCGCCACCTGGTCCTCGGCGAGCTCCGAGACACGCCTGACGTTGAACTTGGCCAGCGCGCCCTTGACGTCGGCTGCACGGCCCTCGCTGACGAGCTCGGTAGCCCGCTCGACAGCCTGCTCGAGCGTGGGGCCGTTGGACTCGGCCTCGGTCTCCTCCTCAGCCTCCTCCGGCTCGGGCTCCGGGTCGGCCTTGGCAGCCGTCTTCTTGGCCGCAGCCTTCTTAGGTGCGGGTGCAGGGGCATCCCCGGCAGCGAGCAGACTGTTGACGAACTCGACGTCGGCCGGGTCGTTGGGGTCGAAAGAAATGGCGATCGTCATTGCGATTTTGCTCCTAGGATGGATGGGGTTACTGCGTGCCCTACGTTACCAGTATATGAAGTCCTGCACTACATGGGGGACATCAAATGGTCAAGCAGATCTTGCTGTATGTTTCGTTTTTCCTCCAGTCTTTTATAGATCAGTGGATCAGTAGTTCCCTTGGCGATTACCTTGTGGATCACCACTGGTTTTGTCTGCCCTTGACGGTGCAGCCGCTTGTTCAACTGAAGCCACCCTTCGAGTGACCAGTCAGGGCTCGCCCAGATCGCATGATTGCCCCCGTGCTGAAGATTCAGCCCGTGCGCTGCAGATTTCGGGTGAGCCACCAGAACAGGTACATCGCCACGATTCCAGTCCTGGATAACTCCAGCCTCTCGAACAGATCGGGCACCCGGCATGGCCATCAGGTACTCTTCTTCCCATGAATATCGGTAGGCGACCAGCACGGGGGACGTGGCCTGCTCGATGAGACTAGTAACTTCCTCGATTTTCTCGTGGTGCAGGTCGTGTGCGGTGCGAATTGCCGTCTCAGGATTGTACTCGTACACGAATCCTGCGGCCACCTGGGAAAGTCTGTTGCTGAGAATTCCAGCGTTATCTGCAGAAACAACCAGGCCCAGGTCTTCCATGTCGGCGACCATGTCCTTCTTGAGAGTATCGTAAAATCGCTTGACGTTCTTGGGCAACGAGATACGAGATTCAGGGAAAGACACTGGGGGAAGTTTGATGCGGCCATCACTGTCCATGTAGAGACAGATGTCTTCGATAAGTGATTTGATCTCGGCATCGGCGCCGTCGTCCATGCCGTAGATGCGATGGCCGTTCGGCAACTTGTTCTCAAGATGCATGAATCTGTTTCGAAACGTGGTGATGTTCTTACCCAAGCGCTCGCCCTGATCAAGCAGGTAGATCTGGGACCAGATGTCCTGATATCCGTTGGGCGTGGGTGTTCCTGTCAAGATCCAACAGTGTCGCGCCCGTGTGGACAAGGCAGCCGCAGTGAGAAAACGCACTCCACCTGAAGACTTGTAACCCGTAGACTCGTCGATAACCAGAGTGTTGAAGTTGTTACGGAACGGGGCTGTGTCTTTGATGTTGTCTTGACTGATGACCGTGATGTCGGCTGGCCGGCCTAGTGCATCAGCACGTTCACGCTTGCTGCCCACAGCCACACTCAGGCTCAAGTCAGCCCGCCAGATGTCACGTTCTTCAGGCCAGGTGTTCTCAGCCACGCGCTTCGGGGCGACAACCAGAGCAGGTAGATGCCGGGGTTCTAATGCGCTAAGGACACTGGCTGTTTTGCCGAGCCCTTGTTCGAGGAAAAGCCCAGCACGGTCGCGCCCCTTTAGGAACGAAACCGCTACCTCCTGGTAGTCGTGGAGTTTCACAGGGTTAGTTCACGACCTTGACGATGTGGTTGAAGGGAAGACTCAGTATCTGGCCCTCCAGGCCGTCGATGGAGTAGAAGATTTCGGCGGTGCGATCGTCGGTGAGGATGACGTTGTCGACCAACATGGTGCGGAGATCGCGCAGGAGGACGTGGTGACCGCGCTCGAGTTGTTCGGCATGGATGGCAACGACCTCGACGGTCAGGGCCTTCTCCATGTTGAGGCGTTCGCAGCACCGTTGCGCGTGGGACTCACCGGCCTCAGCGGCCTCGTCCTCGGTGGCGTACATGAACGATGACCAGGTGCAGTTGTTACAGAAGGACTCGAAGTAGGGGCTGCGGAAGTTTCGCAGGCCAACCGAGCGGATACCGATGGACGGTAGGACGCGGGTGGGGAGGGACATGACTACCAGCCCATCTTCTTGGCGTTACGCTTCTTGCGTGCTGAAACCAAACCCGCGCGTGTGCAGTTTATCACGGGTCGCACTGACTCAGGATTCATCTTCATGAAACACCGAGAACATACGACCCGGTTATCTGAGAGAAGCCAATGACTGCTCGACTTACCAATACTTCTGGTGCAAGTAGAACAGTTGACGACAGGTGCTATCATCGCTTCTACCAGCCCATCTTCTCGGCGCAGACCGGGCCGATGCCAGCGGCGCGGGACTGCTCGTTGGTGAGGGTTCGGCTGCAGACACCGCAGCGGCCGATCTCGTGACCGTAGCGGACGGACGCGCCTCGCGGGTCGACGGCGATGAGGGACAAGATGTAGTTGCGCTGCGCGTGGTTGCGGATCGGGTAGAACTCGTCACCGGCCTGCTGGTCGAGGAAGAGCCGGCCTGCCCAGCGACCCTCGGTCGGTCGCTGCACGCGGTAGAAAGCGGTGGTACCGTCGATGGGCAGGGCGTAGAAGCCAGCGGGGACATAAGAAGCAGTAGAACTCTGCCGCGGGTTGGTGACCTGTGTTTCCTGATAGATGTCAGAGATTGGCGTGGAACGAAGACAAACATCACACCCTTCGTCCCAAGGACAGGAACCACACCTCTTGTTCGTTGACTGCTGGAAAACCTTGGCCGCGTTGGAGTTGGCAGCGCAGACCCGGACTTCCCAGACGAACTCGTGGTACTGCGTGCAGTGGGCGCACTTGATCATGGGCCGACCCTCTATGCGAGTGGCGTGGGTGCGGATGAGTGTGGTGGTCATGGTTTGCTCCTTCGTGGTTGGGGTGGTGCTACGCCCAGGCTAGTAGCGCTGGAAAGTAGGCACAAGCACCTGGAAGGGTTCTGTGCGCGGCGTCTAGAGCCCCTCTGCCCGCGTGGGTGGTGTGGTTGGCCGTGCCAGGTGGCCCCAGGGCCGCAGAACGCCACCAGAGGGGTTCTAGAAGGGCTCGCTGGGTGGCTTGGTGGCAGGCCCAGGCACCAGGGTGACTTCATCCAGCCAGTTGGTGATCTCAGTCTCGCCCCGAAGTACTACGACGTCGTGGCCCATCCCCTTGAGTTGAGCATGGCGATGTACCTGGATAGCGCGAAGACCACCAGTGAGGGTCTTCAACTCCACGAGGTATGAAATGCCTCCGGGTAGCAGGACCAGTCGGTCAGGGATACCTGCGATGGTCGGAGCCATCTTTACGGCCAGCCCACCTCGGGCCCGCACAGCCTTTGAGAACTGAAGTTCTATATGCGACTCACGGGTTGGCATCAGGACCACCTAGATAGTTTCGCAGATACCCTGCTGCCCGAAACATTCGCCCGACAGGGACATTTTCACTTGCTACGACATCGATGCCGTACTCTGCCGCGACGGACTTGACCAACGGAAGATCAACGTCGGTGGGGTGGACCAATAGCACATCTGCAGGGACAGAGTCAGACATTTGGATAACCGGCCTTACCAGAAGCCTGCAGTCGGTCGATCTCGGCGGCGATCAGTGCCCCGGCCTTGACCAGTTCCCGCACGCGGTCGTCGGGCGTCGGCTTCCAGAACCGGGCGTCCCATGGCCACGCGAAAGGCGGACGGCCCTCGGTTCGGAACGATGGCGACGACAGGTAGCAATGCGCCGCCTGGACCAGCGGCGCAGGGTCTCCCGTGTGCTCCGAGTCGTGCTCCGGCGTCCAGCCCTCCGCGTCGATCTGACGCTGCCGCTCGGCGGCGATGAGGTCGGCCCCGGCCTTGCGAGAAGGCCCCTTATCGGTAGACATTAGAAGATGCCGTTCTCGAAGAATAGCACCGTGACGATGAAGGTGCAGAAGAGGAGAAAGGTCAGCATCCGGATGAGGTGGGCGATGGCGAGGTTGCGGGCAGCCCATGAAAGAGTTACAGCGTTCTCGGCTTCGACCCGTGATAGAGCTGATTGGAACAGGCGGTTCTCTCGATCGTGAATCTCAGACCAAGTCTGCTCACCATCGCGCTGACCGATGTTCTCCATATCAGACTCCTTGTCCGCAGACATCGCAGTTGTCACCCAGGCTGCACTCGCCAGAAGAATGGGTTGCGGTGGTCACGGCCTTCTCGCAGTTCTCAGAACAGATGCCGGTGTTCTTGCGAATCTGTACGAGGATGGGCTTGCCGCAGTTCTTGCAAGGCTGGATGCCGCAACCGACAATGGTGGACAGGTTGCCGTCGCAACCGTCATCGATGTAGCAGACGGACCAGTCGTCGCTATGGTGATGGTGCAGCCCGCTATCGGGTGGTACGAGCGGACAATCTTGTCGAGTGATGACGATATTCACAGTTCGTGCTCCCGTTCTATGGCGCGGTTGAGAGAATAGATGATTCTTTCCTTCTCGGTACAAGATACCCCTGAACAGCCGTGCATGTCGGTGTGGTAGCGGAGATCTTCTCGTTTCATTGTCACGCGATAGCGGCGGATAAGACGACGCAAGCGGTGGATCACACAGTTCTCCTGGATAGTAGGGTCGAGCGGGTGGTTGGGATGAACGGTTTGCGGGGACGAACGTAGGTATTCTGCTTGCTGAGCTTGTGCGCCCAGCAAGCATGGCACAGGCCGATATCAGTCATCCACGATGGGATGCGATTGTCGGCACAGTCAGGACACGTTGTCATCCAGGAGACCCATAACCGGCCTTACCGCCTGCCGTCTGGTGCCAGACGGTGTGCTGATCACGATGCACAACGAGGGCACCGCATACGCCACAGGCAAAGCAATCTGCGCTCACCTTCGGGCTGAGAGTGCGCAGGAAGACGGAAGCAGACCAGCGCCGGTCGCCCCTCGGGAAGCACTCCTCAGCCGTAGGAGAAGGCCCACTATCGTTGCTCATGGCAGGACCACGGTGATCTTCTTCTTGGCGCGGGTGATGGCGGTGTAGAACCAGCGAGGGTCGGAGGCACCTTGTGCCTCGCCATTGAAGTTGGCACCCTCGGCCAGGACTACGACCTCGTCGGCCTCGCTGCCCTGGCTCTTGTGGGCGGTGATGCAGTAAGCGTAGTCGAAGAGGTTGCCGTATCCGTCATTGAGCGGCTTCTCCTGGTTGAACTGCGCCTTGACGATGTCGCCCTCGAACACGTTGCCGTCTTCCATGGTGATCACCATCTTGTAGACGAACCGGGTCCCACCCTTGATCTCGGTGACGAAGCCCATCTGGCCGTTGAACACCTTCGCGTCGCGATTGTTGCGAAGACAGATGACCTTGTCACCCACGACCGGCTGGTCGGCAGGGAACCCGAGTGCCTGGCGCGCGGCCATGTTCTGGGTCACCCGTGTCTTGTTCTTCCAGCAGATGACCATGCGACTGGGGTCGGCCTGGAGCCGTGCCCTAGCGACTGGCATGCGCTTGATATGTACACCTGGACCAGTCCACTCAAAGGCTGCTGTCTTTCCGTACGCGCGCACCGCGTGGGCGAGGTCGACGATGTTGGACCCCTCGGGGTTGCCCGCCTGCCGGTGGATCTGCGTGAGCTTGGCGTCGAGGTTGTTCTCGGACAGAACACCGCGACCGTCCATCACTGGTGGGAGCTGGCCGTAGTCGCCCACCCAGATCTTGCGGCACGGCAGTTCGCACACGTCGTTGTAGAGGGTCTGCCCGACCATGGATGCCTCGTCGATGACCAGGATGTCGGCCAGCGGTTCGGCAGCAGCCGTGTCGAGCAGTTCACTACGCTTGGTCCACACGATGTTCGAGGGGCAGATACACCCGATGCGTGTGCAACCCGTGAGCGGATAGCCCAGGCTGTCGACACAGGCGTTGAGATCGTTGCGAAGCGGGTGGTCTTCGCTGCACTTGCATTCCGCGTCGTGGGTCGTGTACGACTCAGCCACGTAGAGGATGCTGTGGAGTGTGCGAGCCTCGATACCCATCTTGCGAGTGAGTACGGAAGCGGCCCGCCCTGTGGGCGCGCAGAACTGAATGCTATAGCCCTGGAGCAGCGAGGGCAGTAGAGCCGAGATGGAGGTCTTTCCGGTACCGGCCAGGCCGCCGAGGCGGAAGTGCTCGCGGCCACTGCCAGTCCAGGCCTGGATCTCCTCGATCGCGGCCTGCTGGTCTGGGCTGAACGTGATGGTGGTGGTGGTGGGCGCCGATGTGGTTGGGGCTGGGGTGCTCACTTGGTCACCACGCGAGTGATCTCAACAGCCTCGTCCAGTGAGATGCGGCCAACGTTGCTGTCGCGCTGGGGGCTGTAGATGGTCCAGCACTCCGGGCCGAACTCGTCGGCGGGCCTGCGCTGACCGATGGAGACCTGCCAGAACTCGAGGACTCGGCCACCCTTGCACTCGATGTTGCAGGCCAGGACGACGAGGGTCCAGTCGTCCCAATGGCCGTCGTACTGGGGGAAGTTTGCGTGGGTGGCTGCCGGAAGCGCCTTCATGGCAACGAGGACTCGGTCGTACTTCTCCGAATCCATGTGAGTGTAGAACCGGGGGATATATGATGTGGTTGGGGCTGGGGTGCTCATGCTCATACTCCTGTGGTGCAGATGGAACTGGTGGAGCGAGGGCGGCTGCCCGCGCATACAAGCAGCGTACCGGGGCGTGAATGGTGGCACAAGCAAACCCGAGGGGGTCTACCCCTTGCAGGATTGTGGGGCTGGGGCTAGCGTGCCCAGGCCGCACCAACCAGGGTGCAGGGGAGGAACAATGGAAAAGCAAAAGGACGCTGTGTTCTACGCTTCCGGCAGGCTGAGCCATGCAGTCCGGGTGGGGCATGATCCTGAGATCATCGAGGGCCTGCGCCGAGAACTCAAGGACGCACAGATCGAGCGAGACCTTCGTCGCCTGCTGGCCGATGGTGTCCGCCCCACGCTGTCGAAGGCAACAGAGCTCGCTGCTCTGCTGATGAGCGCCGCAGGCGCAGACACTCTTGTCGCGTGAGCGGGGAACAGGTCAAGCCGCTGGCCTACGGAACATACTTCGGTAAGGCGGTTATTCATTGGGCGATTCGAGATATCACCTGGCCACAGTTCTGTCGATTGCTGGACAAGCCTGCGGCGAATAAGACAGATGCGCTGTCCTACCTACCTGGTCTTATTCAGCCAGGCCCAGGGAAAAAGTGCAAATGTACGAAGTTTCTGCACCGCACCAAGCAGAACGTTGTGTCTCGCTGGGCCGTCACGCTCGATGCCGACTACTGCGGCAACGCTGGGAGCGCCATGCTGAGTGCGCTCAAGCGTATGAATGTGGCGGCAGCAGCTCACACGACCTGGTCCAGCACCGAGGACGATGAGCGGTACCGTGTGATTATCCCATTGTCCCGCGACGTAGAACCTCTTGAGTACGGCCCGATCGCCCGGTGGTTGATGCGCGAACTGGGTGAGGGTTTCTTTGACGCCACCTGTGACCAGGCCTCGCGGCTGATGTATCTTCCAGCAGCACCTGATGGC